TTTGCTGACTATCCTGCTCATCGGCTCTCCTCCCGGTCGTCGATCAGGTCCGCGACGGTGCATACAGGAACCCCTTCGAGTGAAAAAACACAGCATGTGGGCCTATCTGCTTGGGAGAAGTACGCTTTGCCTGCTGCCGTAGCCTTTCTCGTTGCACCATGCTGAGATAGGTGGGCGTAAGCATCGAAGAACACCTCACTCCGCTTCGGAAACTGCTGCTCTGCCATCACGCCGCCACCAGCCTCTCTGCCGCCTCTACGCCGGCCACTATCCCCATGCGGAACATCTGAGACCGAAGCGCCGCCATCTCCTGCAGGTACTTCCAGTCCAGGTCATTCAACTCTTGGGCCTCGATCCGCAGGCACTCCGCGTCTTGGCAGGTGAGGCCACCGCGCCGGATCTGCGCCACGATGCGCCCCTGCTCCTCCACCGCCCGACGCCGCACCGCAAGGGTCTCCTCCAGTTGCAGAAGGCACAAACCCCGCAGTTCCGTCAGGTGGCAGCAGTAGCGCCAGTTGCGGAAGCCCGTACACTCACAGGTGTTACGGAGGCAGTTGACGTAGTAGGAACCACCCTCGCCCCGGTAGACCCGGAAGCCCTCGGCCTCTGCTCCGATGCGGTAGCCCGCCGCCCACAAGTCTTCTGCTGTTCTGGTTTTGGTTGCCTTTTTGGTTGGCACGTTCGCCCGAACTTCTTTCGTCAAGTCTCCCCAGGTCAAGCGGCTTCCATCAACATTCAGAACAGGCTCACCGCTTTCGGTCTGGTAAATCGTGCTGTCGCTATAGGTGCCATGAGCAAAGTAAGCAAGACCGGATTCCTGTGCGTCCCACCGCGCATTGCGGTAAGGGGCTGTCTCGGTTTGAACATCGCTCCGTTTGATCTGCTGCTCTGTTTTGGTTGCCATCTGCGAATTCCCCGCTTGTTCGTAAGTGATACTGTATTGTATCAAATTTGATACATAGTTGTCAAGTATTTGACACGCATAAGGGAAATTAATTTTGCGGGTTGTTGTCTTTAGCGATGGCGACACCGTATTTCCGGCGGCCTTCTTCGTTGAGAGCTTCTGCGAGGGACTTGCCAAAATAGGCGGCAATCGAGGCAATCACGTCCAGGCTGACGGGCGTGTCATCTTCTTCTGTGCGAGAAATCGTGGGGCGAGAACGGGAGACATGGTGGGCGAGTTCTGTTTGCGAAAGACCAGCACCCTCACGCCAAGACTTTATTATCTCAGGATTATGGTGTATCGTAGGCATGATATTATTGTATCATATTTGTACAAGAGTGTCAACCCTTGTACACCTTTCGCTGGATTTACTAGAAAGTGTGAATTGTTTCACAGGTTATCCTCCTCTGCTTACTTGCATGTCATGTATCAAATATGATACAATTCACGTGTGATTAGGGATGTGCCCTTGTTCACCGACTGATCGCGGTAGGCCTTGCTGTCGTGACCGCTTATTATGGGGAGAAACGTACTATGTCTACCAACCGGGTTACACCAGCCAACGAGGGTAAAGAGTTCGCACGCTGGTTTACTTCCCTGCGCGAAGATATTGGCTCTCAGGATGAGGCCGCAGAGAAAATAGGCGTATCGCGTATAACTCTGGCGCGGTGGGAAGGCGGTAAATACCTCCCTTCCGCAAAGCATATTCCGCTTATAGCAAAGGTATTTGCAGTTTCGGATGAGGAGGTGGCACGACGCGCTGGGGTTATTTTGGAGTCCAAAGTATCCGAAAGGTCTCTGTCGTTGGCACGTCTCATAGAGAGCAGGCTGCCGGATCTTCCGGAAGATCGGTGGCAGGCTGCCATGAGAGGAATCGATTCCTTTCTGATGGCTCTCAGTCCGCCACAGCCCTGAAAACCACCGGATAACCCGGACGAACCGTAATAGCCCAACGGATCGGCCAAGGAGCATAACCAGGGCCATGATTGCCCGCGCCGCAGTGTCGGCGCGCCTGTAAGAAGCGTAAAACGCATTTCCCGATTCGCTATCCTCGTTAGATGGGATTCCCCAGCCATGAAGCAATACACCCTCAAGGAAATCTCCGAACGCACCGGCATCTCGACATCTACCCTCCGTGACTATCTGGACACCGACGAAAAGAAACGGTTTTGGGGTGTACACGGGAATCCTCCTCTATACCCTGAAAGTGCTTTGGCCTTGTTTGACAGCCTCAAAGAGCTACGCGAACAGAAGATCATCAAGCCTCAAAACTTCCTCGAACTCAGGCACTTGATAACCGAGCACTCAGGTGAAATCGGAAAACGCGATTCGCGCTCCGGTGCGCTGGTGGTGCCCGATTCGGAAAACGCGATTCTCGACATGACGGCAGAACGCCTTGCGGATGTGATCGCCAATGCCGTGCGGTACGCCGTATCGGAGGCACTCCAGGCCGACCGCCTACAACACGCTCCCGCGCCGCCTGATGAGATCCTGACGGCACAAGAGGTCGCGGACATCGTGAAGTGCCACCCCGGCAATATCCGGCGCTCTACGGGCCTCCTGCCGGTCAAGAGAGGTCGATACCGCGCCTCCGACGTTTACCGCTACATTCAGGCTCTGGAGCCCCAGCAGCCCCGCGTTCGCCGCCGTCCGGCCCCCGCGCTCCCACCCGCTCCAGAGCCCCCGTTACCTGCCCGTAACCAGCCGGAATCTTGACGTAACGGGAGGTATTACGCCCTACGTCCCCCCTATATCTAAAGTTAGCGAAAATACATTATTAATGTGTGATATATGTCACACAGTAGTATATATCTGTGCAGGTAAAAAGCTGGTCTGGTTGGGCTGTTTTCTGCTGCGGTTGTCCGCTTGTGGGGAGCGAAATGGGGTCAAAATAGTTCGGTCGTGAGGGGCAAAAAGGACGGCAAACCACCGTCCTTTTTGCTTGCCTGAAGCAGGCGGACTATTTTCAAAAATAATTTCATGGATTGCCAATTAACCCTTGACAACCTTATTGCATGGTGGTACAATAAGGTATCACAAATACGGAGGCATTGACCAATGACTACTCTTCACCCGTTTGCAATCAACACCCGCGTTGTCCGCACTACTTCCGGCGATTCCTGCGGATACATCGGCATCGTCATCGACCAGGACGGTGACAGGGTTCGCGTCCAGTGGGACGCTACACACTGCCACCCGAAGGGCGTCAAGACCTGGGTGAAGTTCACGGAGGTTGACTTCGAGACAGAGGTCCTGGTCGCGGACTGTAACACCCGCAGGGCTGAGTTTCTCCAGAGGCGGGCAGCGAAGTGGTCGAAGCCTCGTTTCAGTTATCGCTGAGGTACCGCAGGCCAGCCGGGGGCCAACGCCCGGCAGAGAGGATAAAACTATGTTCGAGGTTTATGAAGTGATCTGGCTTGCAACCGGTGGCGCAAAGTATCGGCATGTGGCGTTCCGTGACAGCATCGAAGAGGCGTGGAGTTTTGCCGACGATCTGAACAACCAACACCACAATAGCCAGTTTGAGGCGAGGCCAAAGCCATGAGCGGCACGCAGGGAGCCCGCACGCTAACTTGTCCAGTGTGCGGGCTCCGGTATCGACGAACAAACTGGATGAACCGAACAGGAAACAGGGCTGTCAAAACACCGGGAGGGCGATGGCTTGACGACTCACATCAGATAGCGTGCTATTATGGCCGCAAGACACAGACTACAGAGGAGCAGGAGGAACCGATTGCCAAGACGACCCATCCCCCCAGAGGAGCGGAAGCGCGCTCCCGGCGGAGGACGAAAGAAGACCCTGCCCGACACGACCGACCTCCATGTAAATATGCCGACTGCCGACGTAGAGGAGATGGATCGGCTGCGGGGCGACCTCACCCGTAGCGAGTTTATCCGGGCGGCGGTGCGGGAGAAGTTGGGGCGTGAGCAACAGGCGGAGGAGTAAGAGGCTGTGACGGCGTTGGGCTTTGGAGAGGCTATCAGTTCTCTCCAGGCACAGCACCAAGACGCGCGCTACTAATAGAACGGAGGATGAATGACTGTGTTAAAGATAATCACTCCCGGCACAGACAGCCGGTATACCCTCACCAAGAGCGGGAAGTTTCTACGCTGCCGGTTGTGCGGGCGGCTGTTTTCTAACGAAACATTCAGCCCCAAGCACCTGCACTATACGATATACTGCTCTGTAACGGGCATAGGGAGTGGGAAGCCTATTGAGGCTATGCGCTCCGTTGGTGGGGCGAAGGAGAAGAGATTATGACGATTGAACAACAGCAGCAGGAACGAGCAGAGCAGAAGGCAGCGGCGATCCAGGGGTTGCGACTTTTGTTGGCCGCACTGGAGACAGATGAGAAGAGTTACGCTGTGATGACCTGCCATGGAGCCGAAAAGGACGATTACGGCATAGAGTGGGCAAAGTGGGAACTTGGCGTCGTGTGGGGCAGCGCTGCGGCTCTGTATAAGGCAGAAGACGACGACCAGCCCGGCCACGACAAGGGCGGCAGCGGCGCATGGGGCGACCCGTTCAACCAGCGATAGGAGGGGCAATGACCAACGCATCGATCCCGTGGGCGAAAGTCCTCAATCCGACGCAAGTTCTGGCGATCACCACAGCCTACGAATCGGGATACGGGCACGGCCACCAGCGCCGGCATTTAGGCAACCCCTACGAGGAGGGAACGCCAGAGCATGAGGCGTACCGGATCGGCGTCAAGGAGGGGGAGGAGCATAGCCCCATACGGCCAACAGAGGAGGCGGGGAGTGAGTAGCGAGACGAAACGGCGTGTGGCCGTTGCTGATCCGACCATGCGGCATACGTTCAAGTCGATTTTTGCGCCGAAACATCTGATGGGCAGACTCTGGGAATGGACGCTACCTTGCGGATGTACCGCTTATAGGCGGGTACGGTACACGAAATCCCCAGGGGGCACGGCAGGAAATGCCTCCTCTTTTCGCCGTGCAAAATCCGACGCCCTGCCTGCTCCTCGGTATATCTGGCACGCCTGCAACAGCATTAAGGAGGATGGGCCTTGAGCGCCGCCCCACCGAGGCTTGACTTCCTGGCCGACTGTGCGGTAGAATGGTGGCGTCAAAGTCCCTTGTGCGAAATCCATCACGGCAGAACAAAATTTCAGATTGTGGCCTGAGTCTCGCAAGGATTCCGGCTACCAACACGACGCATCCTGATGGATTGGGGACTTTGACGATTTCCTAATTGCTGACGGGATGCGTCGTGTTTTATTTTGTCAGGAGGAGTTCGCGAAATGGCAAGTGATCTTATCTTAATCGAATCGCATGAAACGAACGGCGTAGAGTGGGGCATAAGCACGGATGGCCCTAACCCCACCCCGGAAAACTACATCAAATGCCGCAATGAGGGACACGCCCGGTACATTGTGGCGCAGTACAATGCGGGGCTTATGACGCCCTTCCTGATTGCCGCCGGTGCCACGCAGGGAACGTTCGGGGACGGCATAGCCGAAGCGAGATGGATCAAAGCGAACGGTTACTCTGTCTGACGCTCCGTGCGTCGTGTTTTTGTCAGGAGGTGAAATGATAATTTCAGACGAAGAGGCGCAGAGGATCAGAGAACACTGCCGTATGAAGGTCGGCCTCTCACTGGTGGAAATCAGACATAAGTCAACCGATCTGTGGTTTATGTCTCAGACCGATGTGTTAGAATTTTCCAGAGATCACCTCGCCTGCATGCAGGAATTTGTGCAGGGCATGCAGGCGGAACTCGACTCAATTCAGCGATCCATGAACGATGCAGCCGCGCTCAAAAAGCAGTGTAAAAAGGCTTTCGGCCCGGACGCTTGACACTTGCGGATGGGTGCGTCGTGCTTTTGTTTGGGAGGAGGTTGGGAGATGGGCTACTGTGTCACGATACCAGAAGAGAGCGTCGTCGGTTTTGAAGTCCGGGCGGAGTCCGTCAGGATCTCGCGAATGTGGCTTCGAGATGAGCAAGGCGAAGAGGCCAGGGAGGCTGATCCGATCATCTTTACTTCTAAAGGGTCGGCAAACTCCGTAGAGATTGAAAAGGAGTTTCTTGCGCGTGTGCTGGCGTTCTTCGACAATCCAGAGAATCGGCGGCTCTGCGATTTGGAAGTGCCCGCGCCGTTGCCGACAGGAGAATAGATTCACTGCTCTTGACTCTGCCCGTCAAATCTGGTAGAGTCGCAACCAGACAACCACAAATGGCGAACGCGCCAGGGAATTACCAGTTCCCGGCGCGCTCTATTCCACCACCTTTGGACAAGAAAGGCGGCAAGATTGAATACATCTTACCACAGCAATACTGTTACGTCAACAGTAGACGTTTCCCTAGTTTGTCGGCCCCTGCGCCGCACCCTCTCGTTTATCGCCTCCCTGACGCGCCGTCGCGGCTACTGCTATGCCGGATGGGACTTTCTCGCGTCGAAGCTCGAATGCTCCACCAAGACCGTACGCCGTCATGTGGCGCGCCTGATCGCCTCCGGTATCCTGCGTGTCGAGCAGATCCGCAACCTGCAGCCCCGGTTTTTTATTTGCCCTGAAAGTGTCTGGAATGTGGGCACTGTTTGTCCCGATTCTGTCCCTGCTCTTCCTATAGAGGGAGAAGTGAAGCAGAAAAGCAACAAACAGCCAGGGCGCAAGCGCACCCCTGCGCCGATCACCGCCCAGGCCGAAGCATCTCCTGTTGTTTGTTCTTCGGCAAAGCCTCTTGAGACGGAGAAACCCCAAGCGGTTGAGACGGTCTCTGTCGTTGAGACGGAAACCCAAATTGGCATCACGCACCTATCTGCCATTTCTGCCCAAGAGGAGACTGCCGAGGACGTGGCGGCACTCCTGCGGGCATCGTTGGACGCCGCAGGAGAGGAGATGCAGGCTTTGGAGAGTGGTGAGAGCCTGGAAGAGAGTGCGGCCGTTTACTGCAATAAAGAGAATTCAGAGGCAATTATAACGGCCGCAACTCACAATATAGCCCCGGCCGCTGTCGAAAACATGACGGCCGCTGTACCGGCGCTGCAAGTACGGCCGTATTCTGACACTCCTCCAAAGCCCCAACCCCAGCCGCTCACGCCGGAACAGACCGCCATCATGCAGGCGCTGGTGCAGGCCGGGGTAGCGCCAGGACAGGCCCGCCAGATGGTTCAGCGTGACGCCACGAAGGCGCAGGAGGTGATGAAAGCCTATCGGGCCGAGGTACAGCGGGGGCGGGAGATCGAGAGCGCTGGTGGCTGGATCTGGAGCCTATGGAACCGGGAGGGGTTTCGGTACGTGGAGCGGGGGCAGAAGGCCGCGCCGTCCCACCTCGCGAAAGACCAGGGGTTGCGGATCGTGCCGACGGGCACGGGAGACCGCGGGGCAGCGCCGCCCGCCAGCGGGGCAGAGGTCTTGGCGGCCCTGCGGCGACGGGGCTTTGGCACGAGCGCCAGGGCGTGAAAAAAGATTGAAAATAAGTGCCGTGCGCTATTGACAATAGCTATCCGGTTTGGTATAATAGATATATCAAACAACGGAGGCATTGACCAATGAGACAAGAGAGATGGTTCAGTAATTCGGTGTATAAAGCTACCGAACTCTGCGCGTTATACGGAGTGACAAATGCGCTTGAAGAAGCCATAGCAAAAAAGGCACTTGGCGCCTGCTGTTTTTGGCAGAAAGTCATTGATACACTGGAGACTATCCGCGACGGTGCAATCGAGATTCTGGATGCCGATGGGCACGAGGCACAGATATATGCAAGTTCCCTAAAAACTCGCCTTATAGACTACCGGGGCGCCCTCATGATATACACAGTCACACAGGCAGAGTTCTGGAAATACTTCCAAAAACATATTGAGCAGTTCATGGCTTCAGCACATACCGAAGTGTCCGGGGAAATCAATAAGTAGATTAACAGCGGTTGCCAGATCCGCAAAAACTGGCATTCCTTCTATAGAAAGGCAAACCTCTTGACGGACGACACCCGACCCGACCGATTCACCGAGCACCAGCGCAAAGCCGGGAGCGCCAAGACAACACGCAAGGCGGCCTCTTCCCGGCAGAACCTGCCCAACGGAGGCGGCAGGCCCACCGGGGCACTGAACAAGAGCGTCAAGCCCTGCCTGGGGCCGGATCACTGTCCTGGCGGCGTACACCGGCAGCCTTGCCCGGTCTACCGCCGGGAAGCAGCGGCCCGCAGTCGGGAGGCGAAGCGCAAGGCAGCAGAGCAGCAGTGAGGCAGCACGGGACATCCTGGCTGCCGCGCGTCGGGCCGTGGGGAGTTGCGCACCGGTGTAGAGAGGGGGAAAATAGTTTGCAAATTGGTATGATACGATCTTGACATAACCTAACAAGTAGTGTATACTATGTATATCACAAACGCAGTTACGAACTGCACAGGAGATAGGCAAATGACGACCACAATGACCGAGCAGGAATTTGAGACGAAGCGCAAAGCAATCTGCAAAGAGTACGACGATCTGTTTGAGGCGACCAAGAAAGCTACATGGGACGCGAACTGGCCTGCTGGATGGCAAGAGACCGAGGACGCAATACTTGTACCCGCACAGGAAAAGCGCAAGGCGGCGCTTCGTGCGCTGGAAGAAGAATTTTACGGAACTGAGGACATCGTCGGTCTATTGTTCCCGGTAACTGAATAGGCCGCCTAACCCTCGTCCCATTGCCCCACCGGAGGCTTCGTATCCGGTACAGGAGAATCCTTTGAAGCCATTCGACGAGATCACCAAAGCCATACTGCTTGATGACAACGACGAACCCATTTCGGCAGAGGAGAACAACCAGCAGGCTGTGAACGAACTAATGCGGGACACAGTTACCGAGTGGGAATACCGTATTGCTCGCCTTAAGGATGATCTGACGGAGGAGTGGCAGCCAGGACAACGAGAGCGCATAGAGGCCCTGCACGAAGCCTACAGGCTTGCGTGGGAGCATCTGAGGCAAAGCGGGGCAGCAGACCAATAATCATTTAATCGAAAGGAGCCGGGACAGATCGCTGCCCCGGCATTAAACATGATGGAGCAAACAGAAGAGACACCAGAACAGAAGCGGCAGCGGATCAGCGCCGCCAGGGCAGCCGCAGGTAGTGTACGTAGCGAGCGCAAGGCTGCTGCGGTACGCCAAAACGGACAAAAAGGCGGCAGGCCAGTCGGCACGCAAAAGCCGTTGGAGGAGATCGCCTGCACGTGCAAGCAAGACCCGCACCATTGGTCATGCCGCCGGGAGCAGACCAGGGCGAAGAGGCAGAGCAGAGCGCGCCTGAAAAAAAGTTCGGCGGAAATCTGAAAATAGTCTAACGATCCCCCACCGCAAGGCCCCTTTCGTTTTGTTTCGGGAGGGGCCGGAAGCGTAGACGCCTGATGCAGATTCCTTTCGTTTTGCCCCGAATGCTCCCCAAAGCGATAACCGCACAACAACCGTCGTGTAAGTGCCCGTAAAATGGCGTTTTTGGCTCTGTTTCGCCAACATATGACCAGTTATCGGACGTTTGGCAATCAGGAGGCGGAACCTGCCTCCTGATTGGACAGAACCTCACCGTTTGCCGTCTGCGCGTCGTTGGCGCTGGTAGAGCGTGCGAGAGATCCGACAAGAAGCCTTGTGAGGCGGCACTCCGTTCCCACAGGTGCAGGGGATCTCTTCGACCGGCTTGACGCCACCAGTACCCTTCCATCCACCGAGCTTGCCATTTTCCCGCGATGCCGCCGCCTTCTTGTCTGTTTTTATGCTGCCCAGAGCGGCCCCTAATTCCTTCGGTGTCAAATGCTCCTCCTGCTTGTTCTTCAAATGATTGTACTGCCTAACGATAGGGCACGTCAACAGTAGACACGGCCTAACGATAGGGGGTATAATATGGTAACACATTGATAAGGAGCCGCCGGTGGAAGATCAACCTATTAAGCCTTACCAGAAATCATTCCCATGTCATAAAAATCGCTATGGTGCTATATGCCCATCCTGTTCCTATTCGATGTACCTGCCGAAATTTTATCAAGGTGGATATATTTGTGGTAGTTGCTACAGCACGATAAAGAAGACAGAGAGGCAGCAAAAACACCAGGAGCGCAAACAAGAGCGTGAGGCTGAGCGCCGTCGTATTGAGGCAAGTCGGCAATCTGCATTACAACGCAAGATGGAGAAGGAACAGGAATCTGCTCGTTATCGGGAGGAGAGGGAAAACAGGCGGGAAGCAAATCGAATAGCACGACAGAGGTATAGAGAAATGTCTGCCACTGAGAGGCTGCGCGTAAGCGAGATTACCGCCGCTAAAAAGTTAGAAGAATTGCAATCAAAGCCAATCAACCAGCCAAAGCCCGAACCCACTTTGCTTGAAACATGGGCGCGTAAATGGGCTGTCCAAAGCAAGATAAAACGGCGGAATGAAAAGACTCCTATTCCATCAGGCTCGAAGCCGATAACCCCGGAATACCTGATGGAACTATGGGAGAAGCAAAAAGGTACATGTGCCCTTTCGGGTCGTCCTATGTCTCTTGTGAGGCCAGAAGGTGAAGGGACTTTTCAATCTTCTTTGGTCTCCGTAGACAGAATAGATAGCATGGTGGGCTACTGCCAAGAGAATATTCAACTGGTATGTTTAGCCGCCAACGTAATGAAAGCCAATACAGGCCTAACCGACTTCAAAGAGTGGTGCCGAAGCATAGCAAAGAGCGGGGAATAAATTTTGCCCGGTGGCCGGAAGGCTGAAAAATGTTGGAGGTAAAGTAAATATTTTACGTTGCGATGTGGTATACTATAGAGGAGAGAACAAAAACAGGAGGGGCAAAAATGGAACAGTTAAGCGAGTTGCCGAAAGGCGTTTGGGGCTGTGCTATGTGCGATATGGTATGCGCCGGGGAACTTGCGGTGGAAGCGTTCGGGGAAGTCGCGCGCGCAAAGGATTCAGGACTACCGCTGTTTACTTATATGTACCGGCGATTCGGGCCACCGTGGAGCGGTTCAGACGATCATAAAGAGGTTGCGTCTTACAAACTCACTACCTCCGACCCTCGCATATTTCTGGATGTTTCCATTAAGGGCTATGCGTTGGATTTCTGTTTCCGCTTCCTTATTACGAAGGAACTCCAAGACGAGTATTCTGCCTACATGGATCACAGGATATCCCAGGTCGGCCACAGGGAAGGCAGAGAGCCTAGAGCATGGCGCGAAGGCTCCCCGATTCGACAGCACGTCAACGAAGTGCTCATAGAGGCTATGAAAGAGCTTCTAAGGCCCGTGTGGGTTCGTGACATCCCTATGAACATCTTAGGACTTGTGGAAGAGGAGGACGCAGAGGACTCCGTCGAACCGTCCATCTATGCAGGCTACGGAGTACCCAAAGAGGCTATGGACGCACGCATTAAGGAGTTTGCCTGATGTCTCCCAGTAAGGCGCAGGTAGGGCCGGAAATCAAATGCCGGTGCTGTGGCGGCACCGGCAAGATTCGCCTCCCTGTTGGGCAGTGGCGGGTCTACTCACTGGTACAGCAGGGCTACCAGACCGCAAGCGAGATTTTCCAGCAGATCGAAGGACAGGAAGACATAGAGCAGAAGGCCGTCAGCATGAGGCTCAAGGCTCTGTTCGATGCAGGCCTGCTGATCCGCCACGACCAAAAGCGGGGCCGCCAATGGGTCTACGGGCTGGCGGCGAAGGAGGGGGAGTAAGATGACAACCAGGACAGATTTACCGCGGTTCGAGTGCTCGTTGGTGGGGCAGGACGACACGCTGTGCCCAATCTTTGCAGTAGATGAGCAACAGGCGGCAGAGGATTTTGTTTGCAATTGGGAGTGGCGCGCGTGCGAATTCACTGTTGCGTCAGGACAGAGGACCGTTCGGGTGCGGGTGAATGGCCGTGTGTTCGAGGTTAGCGGGGAAGCGGTTCCGAGTTACCGGGCGCGGCCTCTGTCGGCGCAAGAGCAGGAGGCTTAGAGATGGCAAGCGAAACCGAGTGTCAGTGGCTGGAGCGCCGCGCAGCTGAGATTGAGGCCGAGGCCGCGTGGGTGGCCCGGATGCAGGAGCAGGAATTCCTGGCGGGGCTGTGGTCGGAGGTGTTTCCAGAGGCGGAGGAGGGGTAGGATGAGTATTGAGACGACAGAGCGCAAACCCCGGTTGCAGTGGGGTGATGGGCAGTATTCAGTCTACCAAGCCTCTGAGGTGCCTGCATACGAAATGACGGTCTTCTACCGGGCAGGCGAATGGCGGTTGGAGATCAGAGGAGCCGACAAGGGCAACTATCCTGATCGCACGTCGGCCCAGATCGCGGCAGAGTCCTGGCTGCGGGAGGAGATCCGGCGCGTGGGGGCGCTTTTGGGCGAAGGAGAGGAGGGTGAGAAGCCTCAGGCGTTCAAGGATGCTTTTAAGTTCAACATCCTTGTCAGAGGTGAGGCGCAGGCCTGCTTCCGTGCCTACAATGCCGAGGAGGATGAAGACGGGCAGAAAGTTTCCGGCGAAGAACTTCACGGCATCAGTGCAGATGATCCTGACGACGAATTCAGCCAGTATTTCGATTGTGCGATGGAAGGGCTAGGTGTCTACCAAGGCTGGATGCGCTTCGAGTTTGCAGGCGAAAAACTCTGGACTATCACAGAATATCAGGCGATGTCGGCACTCTCGGAGGAGGAATTGAAGGCTCTTGCACTCTTTACGCAGGGACAATGGTCGGACGGTATCGGCGAGGGATTCGAGCAAAAGCGATGCCTCAACTTCAGCGGCGGCAGCTTCTCTGTTTCCCCTTATGCGGACAGGCAGAACCTTACCATTAGTCAGTGCGGAGTAACATGGGAGATCACGCCATGAGCAACGAGACGACGGCCCCCACGCGGCCCACCGACCAGGAGATCAACGCCCTCTGCGCCACGCTGTGCGGCTACCAAGTATTTGCTGACGACGCGCCCATTATGTTACAGGCGATGTCCTGCATACGGCAGAGCGAATGCCCTGACTTCTGCGGCAGTCGGCAACCATCGGCTGAGTGGCTTCTGCCGATGGTTGCCGAAGACGACAGGGCAGAATTTGTGCGGTATTTGTGGCGATCAGTGGACGTGCGGGACGTGTGGGCCTGCATGACATCCACGCCGCGCCAGCAAGTAGAGGCAGTGCTGCGGACATTGGGCAAGTGGCCTGCGGAGTGGGAGGAGAGCAGATGAGTGAGGAGAGAGCGCCGTACGGGGAGCAGGAGGCACGCAAGCATCAGGTCTTTATGATTTCAGGTGATGCATATTACGGGCGGGAGATTGAGTGTGCCTGCGGTCAAGATTTCAACGATGAAGGCAGATTCAACACCCACCAGCAAGAAGAGATAGACGCCTTGATTCAGCAAGCCGAGCAGCGCGGGCGGGAGGCACTGCTTTCAGAGATGGTTGAGGCGCATTTGCAGAAGTCCGTCGATGTACCAGACGATGAAAGGGATTGGGTACAGCAGGTTATGCGCCTGCTGTACGTCAACTTTGACGGTTTTATTACTGCTGCCGTCAAAGGGCAAAAGGCGTCTTTTGAGCGCGGACGGGAGGCGGGGTTGCGGGAGGCGCTGGAGTCTGTACGGCAGTTAGGGATTGAGATGGAGGATCTCAGGAAGGTTTCCCCTTTCACCTCCGACGCATGGTATGAGTATAACGCCAAGGTGAACACTGCTAAGGGAGCATATCAGCGCATCACCGCCCTGCTGCCCGCCACACTGCCCGGTGCGGAGACGGAGGAGAGACGAAGTCTACGAAAAAATAGAGCAACTGAAGAAACTCATTGAAAGCCTGAGCGGGAAGCCTTGGGCCGAAATCGAATTCCTGTACGTGAATCACTACATGGACGATCCGCGCTGGTCTTCGACGAGCATTTACCCGCCCGGCAAGATCCACACGGGTACGACGATCACGATAGAATGCACGACCACCTACGCGGAAGGCGAGTTGCCTCCAATGCGAGATGACACTGCCCCTCACGGCACCGCAGGCAGCTCGTAGCAGTCCGTGATGATGTTGCGACGGTTCTGCCAGGGCTGAGAGTTGACGCCCTTGCCTGAGCTGCACTCGTAGGTGCGGCCCATGTAGACCAGGACCACATGCCCGATGCCGCCCTGTGGCCGCTTGAAGCCGATAAAGAGCCGGTGTGGATCGTGGGCGGCAAATTCCACATCGGAGAACTTCGCGAGTTTATGGAAGCCCTGCTGCGCGCACCATTCGTTCTGGGTGGCGCTCCCGTCCGGCAGGCGCAACCCGGCCCGATCGAGGCACCACCGGACCCAGCCAGAACAGTCTGCTGTCGTGAAAGTGCTGCTGTCCGCGCCGAGGGTGGGCTTGGAACCGTAGAGGTACCGCACCCGCCCGGCGGTGTGGTCGTAGCACGTTTTGAACATCGAGATAGACGCTTTAGACATCCGAGGAGGCTCCTTATGCTTATACCAATTCCCCCAAAGGAAGAATGGCCGGAACATATTCGAGAGATCAATGAGCGGTGGGATCGTTGGATCGCCGCCGCCGATGCCCGCAAGGCGAGAGAGGCAGAAGAGGCAGCAAAAGCAGAAAGCGCTCCTACCCCTGCTCCGTCGGCGGATCGGGAATAGCCTGCTGTGCCGCCCTGCGCCGCGTGTCCTGCCGCTGCTGGTTCATCGTGTCGAGGTCAGGCGCAATGCGGCTCTGGAGGGCCTTGAGGCCAACGGACACGCCGGTAATCAGGGCGGCGTTCCGGCTGTGGGACTCGCTGTAGGCGGCAAACCCACCCAGAAGGCCGGAGATCAGGACATCCAGCGCGATGCGGAAGACGGCCTGCCGGCTGATGGGCGGGTCGGGTAGGCGTGAGTTCAAGGGGCGAGGCTCCTAGAGAGGGTTGATATGATGTGTCAGACGATAGAACAGGCGACGCGCCGTCTTGCAGAGTGCGAAGAGTTGGAGCGCATTGCGGCACTGAACTTTGCAGAGACGCAACGCAGAACACAACAAGCGAGAGAGAATCTGCGCTTATTGCAGGCGAAGCATAAACTCGAACAGGCCAAGTCTGCCGGGCAGAGCGATCTACCTATTTGCCGTCAGTGCTTTCAGCATGCACTTATCAGCATCATAGTAGTCGAAATGGATAGACAAGGGCGCATTGACCAAATGACCAAAGAACAGATGCTCAACGGTGAATGGTACTGCGCCGCTTGCAGATGGCGCGGACGGCCTCACCCGCGCTTGACCGAAGAGGCAGAGACACTTACGGCCCCACCGGAGGCGTCAGACTCGCCGCGCTGATAATGATCGGCTCTGCGATGGCGCAGTTGACCTCCCGCGCTCCGGTGGCGGTTCCGGTCGGCTGAGACAGCAGGGCAGAGTTCAGGGCAGTATTGAGCGTGGAGAGCGCCGCCGCGAGGGTCGCGTTCGTGGCCGCCTCTGACTGCACGGCTGTGTTCGACAGCACCGCATCCAGCGCCAGACACATAGGCCGGAACTGTGCCGAGCCGCTTGGGCTGTCGTTCAGAATGTCGATTATGTTCGTGGGGGCGGTGTCGCGGCGGGAACGTTTCGACGCCGCAGCGGGGCGCAGGAGGGCAAGGAAGCCCACCAGGGAAGCGAACAGGGCAGAACGGCGTGTAAGGGTGTTGCGTGACAATGCGTGTTTCTCCTATCGAAAGGGGTTGTGATGAACTGGAAAAGGTTTAGCGACGAGATGCCGCCGCCGTGCGAAGTAAACGAAGTGCAGTGGCTGGTGACATACTCCGAAGAGTCGGGCTATCGGCTGTCGAAGCGCAAGGGCGATACCGTCAAGATTGGTGAGTATGACTACTTCCTCGATGACGAAGAGGATATTGCAGGCGTCTGGTGGTGCCTCCTGACCAATCCCGAAACAGGACAGCCCGCAATGGGAGGAGGCCGCCGAATCGATTGGCAAGTGCCAGAAGGAACCACCCCATGAGCAAAATGACGCCGGAAGAGCGGGCGCGCCGAATCGAGTTTGACTATGGCGTTTCGGAGGAAGACTTTGCGCGAGTCGCCGCCGCGATCCGTGAGGCCGTAGCGGAGGCGTATGAGACATGCGCTAATATTGCCCGGAAAGAAAGATGGGACTTTTGCGCCCAAAACATGACAACACGGGAAGGATCGATGTTCGAGCAGGCATGGGCAGAAGCCGCAAAATCTATAGAAGAGGATATTTGCGCCCTTCAAGACGCCCTCACCGCCGCCCCGTTACCTCCCGCACAGGACCGCCCAGAAGGCTGATAACGAGGTCTAGACGGTCATACAGGCCCCGGAGGACAAGCCCGCAGAGGATCGCCCCCAGGACAATACCCAACACCATGCGGGTTATCTCCAGGCTGAGTCGCTCCTGCTCCTCCGGTGGGGCAGGGGCGCTCAATGGCCGACCTGCCGCGAGAACGCCAGCAGGACGCTCACCACGACGCCCAGGACCGCGAAGGCACTGACGGCGATACCCCAGAGGGAGGAGGCCCCCACGCCCCTTCCCTCTGTTTTGTCCATGCGGGACGAATGGGTCTGGAGAGTGTCCTTGACGGCATCAAACTCTGATTTCGTGGCAAAGTTCTTCTCCCGGTCGTACATGGCAGCACGCCACTCGTTGTTCGCCTCCCGCCAACGCTCGATTTCTACAGCGCTCTTGTCAATGGCTTTCTCGCTCGACTTCAGGGCCGCCTCTACGGCCTTCTCTGCCGCCTGGAGCTGCGAGTGGTGCAGTACTGCCATGTCGGCAATCCGCTGCTCAAACAGGCGCTCAAGGGCCTCTATGCGGAGGATAAACTGTTTCTCAAGTTCCGCCACGACACGGCGGGTATAGACGTGTTCCGTCTGGGGAGTCCACCCCGCGAGGTGTTCCGGCAATTCATCTGGCATGGTGTTCCCCTACGTAAACAAACTGTTGAGGTCTGAGGTGCAACTCCAGATGGTCCCGTACGTTGAGCGTCTTTCCAAACCATGTGGCTGCCATCATCAGGCACAGAAGACATAGGAGAAAAAGGGCCAAGAAAAGACCATTGTAACTCTCTTTAGCGTTCATCAGGTCTCCTATTACGCCGGAACTCATCCACGGCATTTTCCAGACGATCAGCGGTCTTGCTGAGACTATCGGCAGCGACTTTCTGCCTCGCGATTTCGATCTGTGACTGTTCCACCGTCTGACCGAGCTCCTTGTTGCTCGTTATGGCGGCATCGACCTTTTTATCAATCCCATGCACGTACTGCGTGAGGTGGTCGATGCGGGCGTTCATCAGCGCCTGATAAGCGATGTTCTGCTCGTGCCACTGGGTACGCTCTGTCCGCTGGTCCCACTCGAATTTCGCGAAGGGGATCACCAACACGGACAGAATCAGGGTAGCAACCTGCCACGTGTTGCCGCGAAACCACTTCTCGATAGAGCGATTGGCCTGCTGCAATGCCGTGAGGGGCCGACGCCTGCCGTGTGGGTGATCCTCTGGCTCTTCTTCTTCAGGCTCTTGCGGCTCTTCGTCATCCCGCTCCTCATCCGGTTCCGTCGGCTCCTCTTCGGCACGATGATGGTTGGTCATTTCGGCACCTGTCCTTTCTCGTCGCGGAGTAAGGGAATCAATGTCTCTAACTTGGCTTCAATGCGCCCTGATGCAATCAAGGTCGCCTGCTGGCTGCTCTGGATGTCCTTGCACATCTTTTCGGTGCGGTCGTTCTGGAGGCTGTTATTCAGGCACCAGAGGCAGAAAAACAACACAATGAGGATAACCTGCGAACGCGTGACAGGTTGCTTTCCCCAACTGGCGGAACCCTGTGTCAAAATACTTCTCCCGCCGTCGGGAGGAATCCGGGCTATCTGCCGCGAACACCCTGCCCGGACAGCTCGCTACTAACGATAGCTGGCCTGTCTGCCGGGGAAGGCGCTTTGATCGCTAACCCCGGCACTGAATCACCAGGGGCCGGGACAGATTGTCCCGGCCCCTCCCTTTGCGTCACGAAACTATTTTCAAAATTCCCTCCTGTTTGGCCTCATCTACTGTTGACATTATAGCGGCTATAGTGTACAATAAGGGTGTAAGATCCAATAAGGAACTTACTCATCTACCCGACAGGAGAAGAGACGAAAATGATTATCACCATCTGCGAATTCAAGGGCAACTTTCTCGGCAACAGCGACGGCGAGGGTATTGATCTGGAGAAGTCCATTGCGAACTATCAGACACAGGTAGAGGCCCGGATTGAGCGCATAGAACCGGGGACGTCTGTAGCGTGGGACTTCCGCAACGGTGAGGGCGATCCTGACCGATATTTTTCCGCCGAGGGTTTTGACGACGAAGACAGCATTCAGGGCGACGTCAACCATATCCGGGAGCAGGTTTTTGCGGAGGGCACCTTCTGGGCGTTCACGAACTAGCCCAAAAGAAACAGGGCGCAGAGTGGTCGAATCACTCTGCGCCCTCCCCGACAGGGGTAAAGCATTGTACCACCACAGGCTTACCGGATGCCCGTTCCCGGCACATTTTTACCAGAGAGGCAAGGCATGACGAACCCACAGACCCTAAGCGACGTTATGCGCGAACTCGCGCAACGCTCTACGCCCGAAACTCGCGCGGCCCGAAGTCAGAATGCCGCCACGGCACGTGCCGCCCGGAAGCCACCGAAGCCATGCACGTGCGGACAATCGCCCCACGTCAGCAGATGTCCTGTCTATTGGCGAGAGCGGCAGGCAGAGCGGCGGCGGAAGTCGGCTAAACCTTCCTAACGCGGATTTTCCGAAGGGGCGGAACCTTCCTGATCGGGATAGTACGCGTCCCCGGAGAACTCCCGGCACCCCACGCGCCGCCCTCCACGACCGCCACGGCAATGCCTGTAACGCACTCCGTCAGGGTCGGGTCATAGTAGACATCCAGATGGATAGAGGCATCGATGTAGGCCTCATTTGCCGCCAGGGTGCTACTGAGGTCGTCCATGTAGGCAGCATCGAAAGTCCACTCTGCTCCCGTGCCGCCCATGTCGGGAGGCGCTTCGACGCTGAACGCTATCTCCATGCAGGCCGATCCGCCTCCACCGCCATCCATTTCCGCACCCCACTCTGCTGGTTTGCTCACCGTCAATACCTCCGTCGGGTCGCCGAGTACGAATGTCTCCGCCCGTAGTGTGTCGTGGCCCCGCATGGCGCTCCTTCGTGTGCACCATGGTGCACAAATTACCTCTTGCCGCTACGCCACCGTACCACGAGAGCGCGCCTGGTGGCTGTTAGGAATTGCACAGCACCAGCATTGTGCCGGTCGCGATGTCGCCATTTGCGTAGGAGAGCGTCAGTTCGATCAGGTAAGAGCCCCTGGCGGCGAAGGTGTACCCGTTCGTGGCTACCACCTGCTGCACCGATGCTCCTATGCTGCTGGTGTCAAGGTTGAGAGACGCCGTGCTCATGTCAGGCAACTGAATGGAGAGACGTGCCCCCGTCGGCTGTGGGATCGTCAGACCGTCCTGCGCCGTGATGTAGAACAGGATTGGGCCGGTCGATCCAGGCGAAACGATGGTCGGCCCCTCGTAGGCCACCACGTAGACGCGAGGCGCTGTGCCGCTGGTGCCCGCCGCCGGTAGGCTGATGTCGTCAATAACCCCGTCAGATGCCACAAACGGCCCGTCGTCGCCATTTCCTTCCAGGTAGAGGAACGCCTCTGTGGTGCTGACGATGACCTGTTCTGTGATTTCGGCGGTGCTACTGCCCACTAGAGAGAAGGGCTGCCCGCTCCATGCGGTGTTCTGGCCGACGAGGCGATAGACCGGGTAGGTGCCGTAGACCGTGACGGTTTCGGTGGGTGGAGGCCCGCCCCCTGGCTGATTAAATAAAAGAGCGAGAGACAATTTGCGCCTCCCTTACTTGTAGAACAGATTCACGACAACGTCATTGGCAGAAGGCGCAGTGCTATCGGTGTCGCCTACGCCGCCGGTCGCGCAGATGGCAATGCCTGTAGCGAAAACCAGACCGATCGGTAGAGTCAGGTTTGCCGCCGCGCCTGCCGGGAGGGGGAGCGTCAGCACGGGGGTATCGGATGCCACCACCGGAGCCGAAGCCTTATCGTAGAACTTGACATACCGGGCAGACGCTGCGTTGTTCTCCAGGTAGTAGCCGTACAGTTGACCTGCCGACGCCTTGACGGACGCTCCGGCAACCAACAGGGAGAGATTGCGGTACGGCGAAAGCCCGCCACTTGTAACAGGAGCGAGGCTGACGCTCCCGCTGACGGGCTGCGTGGCTTGCCAGAAGGTGCCACTCACCGGGAGAGCCGTGCCGCTGCCGTCCACCTTGAGGCCCCCACCCGCACCGAGCGCCGCTGGGAACTTCGCTATGAGGCTGGTAAGGCTCTGGCAGAGGCGCTTGAGGAACGCCAGGGCAGAGAACGTGCCGGTGTCCGTGCTGGCTACCGCATCCGCTGGTGCGCCTATGCCGGTCGCCGTTGCTGCCGCGCTGGTATTGCCTGCCCCCACGGAGGTGTTCAACGTCGCTAGAGCGGTGTTGGTCGCCCCGATGCTGGTATTGATCGTGGACAGGCTGCTGTCCTGTGCCACCCCAGAGAGAGATACCGGCACCGTGCCGTTCACGTTTACCGTCGCTCGTCCGTTGGAATCTACCGCAAGGGTCTGCGTGGGCGTCGTGCCGTCCGATATCAGCATCTTCTGATATTCGATACCACCGATGTCTTTTGATGCGATGTTCACGCCAGTGCCGGGAAGAGTTACATTGTCTGCCATGTGTTGAGAATCCTATCCTTTCGCCGGACTATCCGACACCGAGAAGTGAAAGAGAAAAGTGAGTTGTAGGCACGAGCAAGGCTATCAGGTTCGCCCCGATTTTGGTACAGCCTGCGCTGCTGGGGTGGATACCGTCCGTCGTGTCCCCGGCGGCAGTATAGGTGCCTCCCGGTCCGGTCGAAATGTCGAACAGGTCCACGTTGGCCGGATTGGTGCAGGCCGCAATCGCCGCAGGGAGTACAGCATTGTAGTTGGGGCGCAGTGTAGAGTTCCCGCCGGTAAAGGGAAGGATCTGGCAAACCCCGATTCGCGTAGTGGGATAGGCCGCTATCAGGGCGTTTAAGCAGCTTGTATAATTGGCTTGGTAGGTCGCTGTAGAGACGCTTGTCGCGATGTCGTTCACGCCGATCATCACAATCAGGCGCTTGAAATAGCTGGTTCCAAGGCCCATGTTGTGCGGAGGCGTCGGAGGCGAATTGGTGAGGTCGTACAGCAGGTTAGCGGTGGTCCAGCTGTTGTGGCCTGCGTTGACTACCCCGACGTTGTTGGTCTGACCGAACTTGGCAACAAATCCCTGTCGGCTGTCGCCTCCGGTTCCAATATCGCCCTGCGTGATGGAATCGCCCCAAAACCCATATTGATCGCGCGCCGCATAGGTGGTCGTGGAGAGCGTGCCGCCCACAAGCATCAGATCCGTGAGCGTAAGCAGGTGCCCTCCTGCTGTGCCGTTTATGATATGGATTTCGTAATCATGTGTTCCTGATAGCCCCGTTCCGAACGCAAACAGGGATGTTCTGCCGTCGCTTGGAAAAGTCAAGGTGCTTCCTATGACGGTGGTCCCATCTTGGACCAAAACGCAGCTACCTGCCCCTCCATAAATCCACCCGTAAATAGCAGTCGCATTCGTGGTGAACCGCAGCGACATATCTATATTGGTGCCGTCGTAGAATGTGTAGCCGATTCCACTGAACGGAACGAAGCCTCCCTCTCGCCTGGAGTATGTGGGGAATGTGCCTGAGTTGACGTTATAGATCGTCCCGAAATTGTCAGGTGCGCTCAATACCGGAGTGGTGCCGTCCGTAATCTGTAGCCCATAATCAGTGTCGAGGTAGAAGGTAGCTCCGGTTACTCCTTGGAGGGTGACATTTGTCCCAACTGGAATATTGGTGGCAATCGTTGTGACCAGCCATGCCCCTGCGCTGGAGAGCGTTGGGCGCGTCTGCAACACACCATTGAAAAGCACATCAATGGGTTGCGTGCCGGTATTCGAGTAGATTGTTACCTGAAGGGTGTTGGTGCCACTCCCGGCTGTGACTTTCGTGTCGATGCGGCTTTTATCACCCTGCAAGAGCGCATAATTATGCACGCCTATGTTGCCCCATGCCCACTTGCCCAAGTATCGAATGGTGGCTCCCGTTACGTCTGATGTAGGCAATGGGAATGTGGTCATTGAAAACCCTTTCGTTATCTGCTAGAATCTCCACACCAAAACGCATGGAGGCACGCACGATGTTTGTAAACTTGCTTCGCTGTTTCGCCCGCTGGATGATCCGCAGTAGAATTGCTTCTGCTCTGTTCCGCGAATATCGCTATTGGGACGCTGACCCCTCGCTGTCGCGTGAAGAGATCCGCCAGGAAGCCGTCCGCCACGAAGAGGCGCTGTTCCGCTCCACATTCGGTCAAACGTGAGAAAAACCCGCAAGTTGCGGGTTTGGTGAGCGCGGTGTTAGATTTTGGTAGCGAGGCGCGTTGTCTACTTAACCTGCAGTTCCATCGTGCCAAACGGTAAAGACGTGGAACCGTTGCCGCCATAGGCTACAAACCTGAGTAGTACATCCGCCTTCGCGCCTCCCGTAAGCGTCACCCAACTGCCGACTGTAGAGCCTGCCCCATAGAGTACTGCCGCGCCGCTTGCGCTCCCAACCGTACCATCGAGGTAATTCCATGTCGTGCCGCCGTTGGTGCTGTACTGAGCATCCACCGCCGGGGTAAAACCGATAGGCAGCGCCGCGCCAGGGAAAGGCCACATGATGACAAGGCGCGCCTGCGTGGCGTTGGTAAGGTCGTGCTGAGACCGGAGTAGGATGGAGGCATTAAACTCCGATGGGCTGGCCGCCGTGGAGGTCGGGATAGCCCACGACAGCGACCCGCCTCCAGGGGAGACGACCATCGCTTTATTCATCGTGTAGCCGGAGCCACCGCCGCCCGTTGCCGCTATGGTGATAGTAGTGCCGACAGGCGTCAGGCTGATGCCGGTACCTGCCGCGATGGTCAAGGCCCCTTTGAGGCTGTTGACGGAACTCACCCCGTCGTGCTGGTGGTCGGCGCGCGCGTACAGGACAGAGGTTCCGACCACCGCCGTAGATCCGACCGGCGTAACGCTGCTGGCTGGGGTGCCGGTGCCGCCAAAATTGAACGTATTGCCGCTTTGGGAGACGCTACCGGTGAAGGTAAGCGGACCCAAGACCGTACCGCCCGGCCCCGTGATATTGAACACTCCGGGGTGCTGGTGGTCTTCACGGGCATAGGTCAGGGCTGTTCCGACAGAGCCGGTCATGCCTATATTCGTGACAGTCGTTGCAGGTGCTGGCGGAATGGCAAAGGTGAGCGTGTTGCCGCTCTGAGAAACGCCTCCCGCCAGCGTCACATCGCCAAAAATGGTTGAAGCAGGCCCGACTATAGAAGACACGGCCCGGTGGGTATGATCTTCGCGGGCATAGTTGGTAGAACTTCCGACCGCGCCGGTGTCATCGGTCGGAAGAACCGTCGTTGCAGGCGTCCCTGCCCCAGAAACGATCGTCAGCGTGTTACCGATCTGGGTAACAGCGCCTCCAATCGTCATATCGCCGAAAATATCACCAGAGGGGCCGATAACCTTGTGGACGCCCTTGTGAGCATGGTCTTCCCGCGCGAAGTTCGTCGATGTGCCGACCGCGCCCGCGTTGCTGATCTCCGTCACCGTAGAGGCCGGGACACCGCTTCCACCTCCCACGCTCGAAGGGAAGGGCACCGCCGCGCCACCGCTCCAGACGTAGTTGGTAAGGCTGTCCGAGCGAAACCACTGCAGGCCCTCGAAAGTCGAAGTCGGATCAGCGGTAACGGAAGGATGGTCAATCTGTCGATAAGCCGCGCCATCCCACAAGAAGCGCCCAAACGGGGTCTTGTGGATGAGGATAAGATTTGACGGCGGTGAGTCGGTAGGGACGCCAGGATCTGCCGATGACCGCACCAGACAGCCACCCTCCAGGTAGACCACGCCAGAAGTGTCGATGTTGGTGACGACACCGCCCGATACCATGACCGAACCGAGCAGAACGGACAGCGTAGCGGGAGGCGTCGTGCTGGTGAGCGCCAGGAGCGCGCCGTTCTGCTGCAGCCACACCCAGTTACGGAAACCATTCGTCAGTGAGCGAACCGTATCGGCTTCCAGCATCACAATGCCGCCAATGATCGCATCGCCCTTCTTGACAAGGACACTCGCGCCGGTACCCGCAACCATCGTCAACTCATTGCCCAGATTACTCCCGGCCACAATCGCGCAGGCGTTTGCTCCACCGCTACGCGAAATCTTGTCCAGCCGGAGCGCGTGAGGCTGAATAGTCAGTTCACGGAAATTCTGCTGCCCCCACGGATCGCTTGAAATCATCTGCTCTGAGACAGGTGCGACAGGCGCAGACTTCGACGCGAGGAGCGACAAAAAACCCGTCGGCTGAGTAACCGGCGGGCAGGCGGATGCGTTAAGGTTTATGGTCATAGTGTTTAGGCTTCTGCGGCCCTACCAGAAGATAGATCCGCGCAGACGCGAAGAAACTTTAGGGGCGTGTCTACATCGTAGTCTATGCCGCCGTACCTGAGAACAAGGAAACCGTGCTTATTGGACAGTGAGACACCCATAAGCATCACAGACATCAGGGCATTCCATAAGTCTGCTTTCTGGTAATCATCCAATTCCTCGAAAGAAACAGGCTTAGAGAAATCAGAGGAGATAAAGATACGATTGCCTTCTTGACGCACATTCAGACCTTCCCCTGCGGTAAAAGTCATATCGCCTTGCATATCTTCTCCTTAAGGTGCTGTCAGTGGAACGCGTGTCCACGTCTCCGCATTCGGGTCAGAACTATACCAGACGGAGGGCGATGTCTCTCCTGCCGCCATGAAAACGAGCATCCAGAGCGCAGAACCGTTCTGGGGCATGATGAGATGGAACGAATCGTCTTTCGGCGTCAGGTCTTGGCCTGCATCGTTCTTGAACGTGTAGGCGGTGGAGAACTCTTGCTCTCCCGGTCCCTTCGAGACGGCTTTCAGTTGTGCTGGTGGTAGGGGTGCGCCCACGGAAGGCGCAGGCCCCTGGTAAAAGCAGGCGATAACAAGCGTGTGATCTATTGCCTGCCCCGGCGTCGGATGCGTGCCGCCGTCAAGGTCACTCAGCGCCATAGCGTTTTTGCCCCATGTGTTGCCGTCGTCATCGCTCTGATCTATCCATATCGAAGAGCCTCTCTCCCAGACAACCAGCGTCCTGCGATAGATAGGGTCATACACGCCTCTGGGCCGCTTGTCTGTGCCGCCCGTGGTGACTTTTGAACCTGCCTCAAAGCCGTAGAAAGGCCCGTTGTTGTCGGCCCGGCGGAAGAAGATGCAGCCCTCATCGGTGCCGCCGCTCCCCCGCTCGACCTGCATGTAAAAGCCCCACTGCTCCGCGAAATTCCAGGGAGAGTCGGACATCGCCGGGAACTCGTTCTGATTGCCCCCGCCCGCTGGTGGCTCTGGGGGAACGCCGCCTGCTGCCAGTTGCTTGATCGTGAACGTCGCAAGCGGTGGCGTAGAGGGTGGCTTGACCCCGTCGTACCAATCTCGGCTATATAGCCCATCGTAGACCCGCACGTGCCCGGTGCGCGGATAAGCATTCGGGTTCGCCGTCACCTCGAAATTCGAGAGGTAAGGGCTATGGACGTAGTAGATAAAACCCGGTATCGACGGGTGCGACGATGTGTCGTAGAGCGCACTCTCGTTCGCAACCGTCGCAGAGCCTGGAATGACGTTGATCCAGTTGTCAGGAGTGTAGAAAAACCACCGCGCAGGCCCCCGGTTGTCATCGATCACCAGTTTATAGGAGGCTGGCTGTGCTGCCGCGCTCACCGTAACCTCATCCGGATCGAATGTATAGGTGGCAAACGAGTCCTGAACGATCTTGTAAAGCCCCCCGGATTCGCTGCCGCGAACAGCCAAGTTGGGTGGCCCCAGAAACTTCAATTCGATGTAGCCAGTACGCTGTGAACCTGTCGTATTCGAGGAAACGGTATAGAAAAATCCCTCAAATACCGTAGAAGGCAATTGAGGGTAGGCAGGATTACCACCGACGTTCTTCTTATCTCGACTGACGATTGTGATCCATGAGTCGAGCGAGGTCACTTCCCACGGCGGAACATAGGAGGTATCGGAGGAGTATATCTCCACCTGGAAATACTCATTGACATGCGCCAGAGGATTGAATATCCTGTGAGCGTCTGGCGGGTACGGGGTGGGCATAGGTCTCTGGTCTACCGCATGATACGGCGCGGATCGCCCGGAATATCGATACCGGGCAGGAAGTAGAGTTCACCGAGTGTCGGGCTTCCGGGCGTAATATCCTGAAGCGGATGCCACTCGGTGCCGTCCACCGGCAGGGCGAATATATCCGTATGGTTGCCGCCGCCCAGCAGGTGCATGTCGGCGGCAGTGGTATTCGGCTGGTCTATGCGTAGACCGACGGCACGTGCTGAGTTGCGCCGCGCTGCCTGCCGGTATTTCTCAACTGCTTCGGCCATCGGGTTTACCGTCCTGATCCTCGCGCGCAAATGTTCGCCACGTCGGGTTCCATTTGACAGAGCCGATTTTGCTCTTGCCCTCCGTGGTAGTGATGGTGCCTTCCATCAGAACTATGCGTTTTGACGGATCGGACTTGTCATACTCTGCTTCAATGCGTACCTGTATCATCTATCCCCCTCAGTTCTCAAACGGGAGTTGTAATTCGTAGTACGCCATCTGCTTCCCATCCTTCTTGTAGGTTGGGTTGCAGTTGCGCACAAGCCACGTCGTCTCCTCGCCCTCATCGATCAGCGTCACGGTATCGTAATACCGAAGCGGGCGCGGCGCGCTCTGCAGAGGATCGTTTTCGTCCCATATCAGCGCAAGAGGAGCTTCAAAGGGCAGGATGATCGAACCGTGGCAACTCACGTCGTAAATGCGTCTGCAAACGAGGTCTACAGTATGCTGATCGCCTAGTCCGAGATTAACCACGATGATTGGCGCGAAGAAGCCCATATAGTCCATGCTATTAGGGTTACTGGTGATGATCGGGCTGCCATCCGGGTTGGCAAAGAAATCATAGCTCTTTGGGTTGCAGATCCAATTGGTCCGAACGAACTGCCCATTCTCCGGCAGATACTCACCTGTTCCGGTAACGCAGACCGCATTCCCCTCCGGGTAGATAGGGTAAGGCTCCATCGTGCCGCCCGCTATGTAGATGGTAGGATTTATCCCCACCCACGCCCTGCCGTCCGTATCGCCGTTGTAGCTCTCAGAGGCGGTGGCCAGTTTGCCAGGGGCTTGCGGGTCCAGGGTAAACGTCGCCACCGGCGAAAACGGCCCACGGTTCGGCACTGGAGGCCTAAGCCGCCACATGCCGCCCTGCGTACCCGCATTGCCGTCCCAGATGAGATACCACCCCAGATAACGCTTTGCGAACGTCGTCACAGCCTCTGCCACATTCGACAGAGGGTCGATCATCAGCGTTTGGGCGTTCTCTGCCCCGGAGGGAAAGAACCGGATCGGGCTGTCAGGAACATCGATCTGCCCCGGCGTAAAGCCCGCATAACTGAGGAGAGCGCGGCAGATGTCCGTAACCTTGAAAGGCGGCGCGACTCCCGTCTCTGGATCGATCTCGGCGTTCGGATCCGGCGTTTGGAGATCAAGGCGAAACATCGTCAGGCTCTTATGCAACCGCGCCCACATGCCGACAAACGAGATTTGAAAGTCTCGCCAGTCCTTCGAGGGGTACGCCTTGGGATTGGCACCGCTTGCGCCTCTGCCGCCCTTGTTGCCTTTCTGTCGGCCTGCCGCCTTCTCTATGTAGCCATCGAACAGGACACTACGGAGGTCGGTGTCGGCAGGATCGTACTCCGTTTCGATCCTGGTACGGATCAGGGCGCGCCGCCGCACTCTCGATAGAGAACCCGTGAAATCCTTTATCAGGACCGATGCGGTTTCGTGGGAAGGGTCGGCCTCTGCGCCAGAGATGCTGACATTGCTCGAAACTGCCCCGAACTCGCCCGGCTCACTGCTGCCAATCCAGGCATCCCGCTGAACGCGATACTCGTAAAGCACAGGGGTTCGCTTCTGCTCGGTGTCGCTGAAGAAGTCAAATGATGCGTAATAGAAGGGCTGGCCAGGATTGATATAGTATTCTTTCCAGCCTGTGCCGCCGCGTCCTGTAGCTGTCATTTCTACGCCGGTGGTCGCATCCCGCAAACGCGCCACAAACGCGCACCCTGCCGGCACATCGGCCGTCCAGTAGAAGACGACCGGCACCCGCCCGGTAATGTGCCAGGGGAGCCAGAGTGGCAAATCGGTTACGTAGCCGTCCGGGTAGTAGCGCCAGACGCTGACCTGCCAGGGCGTTCGGAGTTCTCTCGCTACCTCGATCCTAACCGGCCCCTGCCCGGTGACTTGTGTGCGCGCAGGCAGACCCGGTGGAGGCGCAGACGGTGATTTCGGGGTTGTATCGACCTTAAAAAGATGCTGTGTAATGGTCTGGGGGGCGGCATGGATTTGCATGTAGAATTGGCCGCTATTGCTGTTACCGACGTTCGCCTGCACCTCTCCCTCGAACTGGATAAACAGTTTGCCCGTTACCGGAGACCGGTAGGGGTGAATGTGGACCGTTGCGATTTCGCCCCGGTGATCGCCTGCAATCCACTGCCACACATCGACCTGTACCCAGGGATTACCCGTTGCGGCCTTGGCCTGCTCGCTGTACTCCGCGAGGTACATGTAGTTCCGAAGCACCACGACCGAATACTGCCCGTTGCCGTTCGAGTTTACCGGGCCGCCGAAATGCTTGCAAATTTGCGATGTGGTGTAATCGTGCCCGGAAGGGATGCGAAACCGCCACGTAAACGACTGGTTAGGGTCGAACTGCTCATTCGATACCGCGTGACGATCCATGACGGTGGTGACGATGGGATAGTTCGGTTGTGGCACGACCATAACGTCCGCGGCCAGGGTCTGCGCCCAACTCTCACCGGCCTTGACGGTCTTTTCGTTCATGGGCAGCCCACTCGAAACCGTGGAGGCATCGAGCGTCACACCCTTGAGATATTCCGGCCCTCGGTAGTGGTTGCGCTCCACATAGCCCGGAATGGTCGTGAAGGAGCCTAACTGTAGAATCGACAGGCCCTGGTCCTGCTTCTCAGTCTGATTACTGAGGGTCTTCTGATAAGGCGCGAGGGCAATCGCGCCTGTTGCCAAACGGTGAACGTTGGCGCTATTGTTCTTATCCAGGCCGCCGCGCGCCATCTCTCCACCAGCACGCCGATGTGCCTGCGGCGGTTCGGACGTGGTGGCCTCCGCGAGATCGAACCGAACATGTGTCCTGCGATTTGGGGTTATGGTTGAACTCATGGGTTCCTGATCTCAAAAGAGGGATTCGGCTCTGCGCTCTCGAAAATGCCGGGTATTCCGCCGCAAGGAGGCTCTTTCGTGACTCAGCCCTACAAAATATGCCCACAGTGCCAGGAACCTGCCGCCGTTGCCGCCACGCAGTGCGCCCGATGTGGCCGCATCTATCGCTCCACGTCACCACAGCAAACACAGGTTTTCGCTAACCCACCAGCACAAGCGCCCGCACCAGCACCCAGAGGCCTGTATTTCGGCGTAGGTGTCGGCGCGGGCTGCTTATTGGCAATCGGCCTGCTCTGCTTCTTTGTGTGGATGATTTTCTCTGGTGCGCGCTCTCAGGGCGGAACCCAAACCGCGCAACTGGCGGCGAAGATGCAGGTTTATATCCCCTGTCGCCCCTATGAGTTTGAAGGCAAGTTCGGCAGGCCGGACAGCATGTCAAATACCAATCGGGACGGCATAGAGTTTTACTTTTGGAACTATCGCTGCAAGGACGGCACGGTCACCGTTACGTTCAACAGCACCACCCAATACATAGAGCGAGTCAGCACCGAAGGGCCATGAGTCTACATGGCCCCTAGGGCATGCGTTTCCTGGTTCCAGTTGCGCGAATTGGCACCACCCCATGAGGAGGGCACTGCGCCGCGTGCGCGCTCCCCGCCGCCATAGGTGCCGTTCCGAAGAGCCGCAGCAGTATTGCTATTAAGTGCGTCTGTGTTACGTTCTACAGCATCCCGATGATCCTGTGTGTTTTTACTACCTGAGTCAAAAATATCTAAAAATTGCTTAAATAGACCAGACACAGAAAGCTTCTCGCTAAGATCGATAAGTGCAATAATAGGTTTTGTTAGCCAACCTAATACCTCTCCAAGCGTTAGCAGTTCATCTATTACGCTTGTCGCGAAGTGAATAAGGGCTGGTCCAGCCTCTACCGCCAATGTATCGAGTTTTAACTGTAGAATCCCCATTTCGGCATTTAAGTCCGCTGCTGCGTTAGCAGCACCTGAAGTATGAGCAAGTTGGTTTTCCATAGCTGCAATCTTTATGCGCTGTTTCATCGTATCAGACACATCACGGTAGATCAGTAATTCCTCTACGTGCAACGCACGGGCTATTCGTATAGCTTCTTCATCTGTTGTCTTGTTCTTATCTCCTATAAAATCCATAAGTTTCAGAAGATTAGTTGCCTTATCTACAGGCCCTGATAAATTGCCACCATAATCACGAATGCCAGCTCTTTGGCCTGCGGCAGCTCCTTCGCTGGTTTTAAGTGCGTCGGATAATGTTCGTGATAGTCCAGCCGTATCTTGTACTCCCGTAGCGGCACCCAATGCTTTTAATCTTCCTGTTTCAGATGCCGTGCCACCACTTGTATACATTGCCTGTCTAAAACTTATAAGGCTTTCTGCCGCCGCTTGAGCAGCTTCCCATAAAAGCTTTACTCCTGCTGCTGCTACAGCAATTTCCGGGCCTAACAGCCCTAGTGCCTTACCTGCGAGCGGCATCAATCCACCACCCCCACCGACGCGGGATGTCATTATTACATCCTTGATCTTATCAACAAAGGAAGGCGACTGCGGATTCATGCTGCCTTGTGCGCGCTTATAGGCCTTTTGCGCCTGCATAGCGCGATATTGCGCATCGAAAACGGCGGCGGGGTTTCCGCTTCCCTGCGCGACACGCAACTCCGTTAGAGCCTTTGCGAGACGCTGCGCGGGGCCGAGGGCTGTCTGGAGATTTCGGCTCATGCGCTGCGTTTTATCCGCTGCTGCGTTGAGGGGTGGTTGAATGGACCTGGTAGCCTGCGCCAATGCCTTCATCTGCTGAATGGCCTGCATGTCCCCTATGACGTTGATATCAAGGATTAACGGTTCATCGTCCATCAGTAGTCTTCCTCTGGTTCAGGTGGGGTAAATCCACCGTTGCGCTTTGCTTCCCTGGCGATCATCCGATCACGCCGCACCAATCCCGCAATATCGTCAATCCACTCTGTCGTTGGTTCCTCAAAGTCCCGCCCCTTGTTGCCCCCCAGGCGTTCATTGATCGACCATAGGAGAGCAATCACCCATACCCACACGGCAGGATGCTGTCTTGTCTTCTCCAAACACAGCCGGATTACTCCGTCGTATCGGGCTTGTCGGGCGTCGGGTTTATTGGTTTTTTTTTCTTCTTCTGGCACTCAGAGAGGAATGTCATCACGGCGGCACGAGTAGAAGAGGCCCAGCGGAGACGCATGGCTATGAAGTCATCTTCGCTGTATTTGTCCGCACAGTTCGGCGGCTGACTCCAGAACATCGCTGCTGCATTCGCGCAGGTAGTGGCCGTCACCTTTTCGGTCACTCCGCCAACAGGAGGGAAGTCCATCTCTTTCTCGATACCGTTGTCAGGATCTCCCACGTACCGAAGGGTAAGAATCTGTCCCAACTCATAGGCGCGGGTGTCTTCGTTTTCTGTCCTGCGCCAGAATGTGAGGGTGAAAGGTTCGCCAACAGGATCACCCGTATCTTCGTCGATGTCCTGAAACTCTTTAGTTTGTGCCGTCCGCGTTTTCGGTGCGACGGTCCACGGGTTGTATTTTGCCAATTCGTAAAGCTCCCTTTAGCTCTGAACCGGGTTCGGGCCGCCGATGTCTACCATCAGAAGGTTGCACTCAAACTTGAGAGCGTTTTTGCCTTCCATGATAGGCCGATAGTTCTGGATAAGGCCAACATAAGTGTTTATGATGCCCGACTGACCATGCACCACCTGTGCATAATCAAAGTTCTGTACAATGGCGTTCACCCAGTTGGTAGGAGTAGAAACAGAACCGTTCTTCAGGATGAAACCAGTAATCGAGTAGTTGACGGCAGATTCTAATTTGACATTATTGCCGAATCCACTCGGAGTAATAGAAGCCTCTTCTGTTCTGTTCTCGTAGACAGGATTGATGCTCTCCAGAACAGTCAGCAGGGTATGGGTAGTGCCGACAGTCAAAGTGCCATCGATAGCCCGCGTTACTCCTGCAATGGTGGCCGACCCGATGTTGGCACCGAGATCGAGGTTTTGCGCTAGATTCATTCCGTCACCTTCTGTTCGTCCTGCCAATCGTGCACAGGGGTTTCGTCAGCAACCGTTTCGGCACCCATCGGCAGAGGCTCACCGTCCGGCAGTTCCATCACTTTGACCTGTTGGCGTTTGCCCTTGAATCCCCCGTCTTCAGGTCTGGTCATTTTTATCTTGGTCATGCCTTCATGCTCCTCTTGATTGCTGCTCTGATTTCGCGCCGTTTGATAGGCTGCAGGTCGCGCTCGATTGCGCCCAGAATATCACGGGCTACCATTGTGGGCGTACCCTCTTGCAGTCGGCTGCCGTGCGGGTTCACCAGCGCCTTGCGCGCCGCGTCGTAGTACCAACCCGAAAAGAAAGTTCCGCCCTGTCGATTAACCAGAGCGGAACCTGTATACTGCCCGTGTCGCGTCGCGTAGGGATGATCGTCTGCCCTGAGTTGCACCAACGACCTTCCGCCACTGCTCCAGAACTGCCCGATCTTCACCGCCTCTGCACCGATTTGCTCTTGCGCTTGTTCAAGATCGGGAGACATCCGAGCCGCGATGCGGTCCATCTTGTCCGCCAGTTCTGCGGGCGTCATGCTGCTTCTTGCTCAACTTCACTATGCTTTAAACCCCATGACCTGCGGAAGAACTCAACTTTACCTTTGAGTTCTTGCAAGACAGGGCGACGCGTTTCAGGATCTATCTTGAATAGCCTGTGCTTGCTTGGACTATCAGGATCTTGGAGCACATAAGCTATAACAGTACCAGTTTCGTCGTCGGCCTCTAGGCAAATATGGCCGACGTCCTTGCCATCAAGAAAGACATCATAGAAAAAACCGTGCTTTCGGCATTCCCTCTGAATGGTTCTATTCAGGAACATTTGTTTGCCTCTCTATAGCGGCCCATCTCCGAACAGCAGACGCGCCGACACGCTTCCGCCACGCTGGCTATAGCCTTTTTGAATAAACATGCGGTTCGCGCCGGCTGTTTCGGATTGGTCCAGTTCCGGCACACTCAGCACCTGCGCCAAGTCGAAACCTACCTGATCCATCCAGTCCCTAAGCCTCTCCATGTAGGGCCGGGTTACGTCGGGATTGTTGTTCGCATCGGCCACAATCGTTACAGTGAGGTCGGTGTTGTAGTACCGGCATGCCGTCGGGCTGTTCTCTGCGCGAGTGGCTCTGCTGAACTGGTAAACCGCGAAGGGCATCTGCCCAGCCACATCGGCAAAGTTGATAATCTCCATCTGTTCCAATTCGACGGTAAACTGTATCTCTGGTATGGCCGCCACGATCCCCGCCGCAATATCCGCCGACACGTCTGAGAGGTAGATGCTCATTCGGGTATTCCTGGCGGGCGCTTGTCGATCGATTGCACGGTGGCGCTGATCTCGTTTGCCGGCCGATTGCCGCGCGTTGGATTCGGCTTCGGATCGCCTGCCACTCGATAGCAGTTGCCATACGAGGGCGCACGCTTGCCATTCGACATAGACCGGCATACCACCAGCCACCCGGCCCGCACATCGTCCATTGTCTGCTCGTACTTGATCGTGTCGGTACTGTCGTGCGTCGGAGGATTGAGGCCGCCCGCCGCCGTCGGTTCGTTGATATTGGGCGTGTAGACATACTGCACAGGCGCGAGCTCGTATCGGAGCGTATAGGTCTCTTCGCCTAGCCTCTTCCCTGGCCCGATGCCGATACTGCGCCCGACGCTGTAAAAGTCGAACAGATCCTGGTAGGCTGCTTTTTGTCGGGGCGTAAGGGTCATAGTGTATATTTGGGTCTGTGAAACTTCTGCTGGTGGTAGGCGGCTTCATCTTCTGCTAGGGAAGAGGTGGCATAAAGTTCCGACCACTCACACAAGTGGCAAGAGGCTATAAAGCCTTTACTGCTTACCTTCACTATGCTCTTGAATTCGTCGTCAATGCGCTTCCGGTCAGCGGCCTCCATGTCGGCAATGCGTCGCTTGAGTTTGGTGTTCTCTCTGCGGAGATCCGTCGCGGCCTGCATCACGCGCCCATTCAGTTGCGCCTCTCGCTCGTAGCGCTCTTTCCATTTCTCTGGATCGTCTTTTGCTGCCAACTCGAACCGCAACCGCCGGTTCTCTTCCTGCAACTCCCCCATCAGGGCAGGCTTGGTGTCGTCGGGGAGGTCGGCCAACATGGAGCCTTCGCCAGTGACGCGGTGTCGTTCGGCATCGGTCAGCGGTTGGACGCCAACAGCCCGATAGTCGCCAGAAGGCACAACCCGATGAGCGTGATCGTCTTTCGCTGACAGTTGGATTTCCTGGGCCGATATGCCGATGTTCCCACCGAGCGCACGTATCGCCCGTTTGATTTGAACCTTTTCGCTCTCAAGAGCCTCCACGCGCCGCAGGAGATCCGCAAGTTCGGGAAATATCACTTCGACCTGACCCGGATCCAGCGCGCTTAACCCGGTTTTTCTCTCAATTGAGGCTACTACCCGAATATCGCCTGTAATTTCTGGCATTGTTTCCGGCCTCCTTAGCCGATCCTATAGAGAGCAGGGCAACCGCTAGGAAAACGGCGTTCGGATGCCTCCTATCCCTGCTCATCGTCACAGCGCACAATCGAAGAGCCTCCCGGTTTCCCGAAAGGCTCCTCTGTTCTACGCTGCTCTCTTCTGTGCAATAAGGCCAGATGCTATCAGATCTATGGCTTGTTCATGGGCTCTATCTATGTAATCCTCATCCGAAGCGAATGCCGCGAAGTGAAGGTGGAGAAGCTCATGCACGAGAGTTTTCTCCATATCCTGTGCGTGGATATGACCAGGAGGAAAGTCAATCGCATCCAGGATCGAAATGCAGGCTTCTTTTTTAGAGATTATCCATGCACATTCCCCTTGACGACTATCACCCATGTCTCGCGCCCTGCAAACAGACAGGGCGATAATCCACTCTTGCAAGCGCAGTGTCTCCTGCCACTGCCAGCAGAGCACCGTAAGTTCCTCTTTGGTGAGAATCACCTCTTTTGGTTCGTATCGTGGTATGGCAGTCTCCCTATCCAAACTCAGACCCACCGCCACGGCGTAGCGGGCTGCTGGTTACACTCACAACGCCGATACCCCTCGCGTGACGGGCCAACTGCTCCAAGCGGTCTATCTCGGTCTGCGTGGCGTCCTTGAGGGCATCCAGCGCGGCAAAAGAGCCGGTGTTGTCTTCCGACACATCCGCCGATGTCCACTTGAGAATGCCTTCATACCGCCCGGAGAGAATACCGTTCTGGCACTCCCGCCGGGCATACTGATACGTCACCGCGATTCCCCCGAATGTCGTCAGGGCTTCCGCGATGCGCCAAATTATCGGCATCATATCTATGCTCTGCTCCGCAGGTTGAGGGAACTCATTGCGGAGCAGAGTCAGATAATCAGTCTTGTCGGCTATCTGGGTATTTGCCATCGGTCAGCCTCACTTCTTCGGCGTCTTCGGGACAGAAACCCGTCCCGAAGGGATCGGGTTCGGCTTTACGCCCTGTACCGGCTTGGGATAGAGCGGCATGGGCTTGTCACCTGTTGAGTTCGTGCCATATGCCATTAGATCAACTGCCGCATGGCATCCTGCGGATTTACGAGCGTTCCATCGTTGTTGATCGCATGACCCCACGCGTTACACAGCACGCCGTCAATCAGGATTCGCCCACCCGGCTTCGTTTCGTCGCGCGGATTGGCTTCGAGTTCCGCACTGATTTGCGCCTGCTCGATCTTGACCGCATTTGACAGCGCGGCGGGGCTGGTAGTGTCGAGCACACGAGGTACAGACTGTACAAGCGAGGCTTGGTCTGTCTCTTCCATTTCGTCTTCTGGCTCATTCTCAGCAGTAGACGCAGATTCTCGGTTGGTTGTGCCTCTTGGCATATTCGTACCTTTCTGAGCAGAGCAGGGAAGAGTTGTTGCTCTCCCCTGCTTCTCGCCCTTAGTTGATGGTCGGACTCACGTAGGCACCAGCGGCCCCGGTGTCGATATAGAGCACTGCGCCGTTCGTGCGGTTCCATACCGATGCGCCGAACTCGGCTTCTAGGGTCTGCGCCCGCAGAGGGTAGTTCTCATCCTCTGCTGCGATCTGCAGCCCGGAAGAACCCTGGTCCCGCTCCCGCATTACCAACGGCACAGGCGCGCCTTCTACGTAGGCAAACAGATAGCCAGGGATAACCCACGGCTTAACCCACACCTCCGCATAGTTCGTACCGTAGTAGCCGATCATGCGGTTATTGATGTTCATGCGGTCGTACTCGCCATAGGTCGCGACAACGCTGGTAGGCTGCACGAACTGTACCGGTGTGATCGGGATGAAGCCAGACAACGCCCGCACCGCCGCCTCTTGGGCAGCGGCAATCTCTAACCGCACCTTGCCCTGCGCGTAGTGCTCGGTGACGGTCAAAATCAACGCCACCACATCGGCATTGGCTACCGAAGTCGAGGCCGTGTAGAGATAGTGCGTATGGGTACTGCCGTTGAAGGTCTCACCGTTCGGCCCGACAGGCACCTGCGAACCATCGGCGTTCAGAAATGCCTTGAGAGGCAAGGAGACGCTGTCAACAAGACGATCGATGAACGTGGCGTTCGTTCCGGTGAAGATGGCGCGCTTGATCTCGCGCTGCATCCGCATCAGGTAGGCGCGGCGTGCGTCAGTAAACTGCGCCTGCAACTGGTCCACTGTCGTGTTTTGCATGAACTTGCGCGTCCACTGAACGGAGATTTGGAACAGCCGAAGCGGAATGCCGATAGTGCTGCCGTTCGGAGTCTTCTGAGCGTCTGCCCGGTCAAACTCCGTTACCTCATCCATCACCATGCCGCCGCCCGCTCCGTACCGCCGCTGCCGGTCGGTCGTGATCTCCACGAAAGAACTGAGCAGATCGCGGGTGATGAGGTTGTTGGCCTGCCGGTCTACCTCCACATCCGCAAATGCCCGATCCTCGCCGTACTGCGCAATGGTCTGCTGACTGGAGCGCAGGGTATCCGCAGAGCTAAGAGTTCCGTATGCCATTTCGTTAGCTCCTTATTCCCTGGTCGCCCAGACATGAATGCGGGTAGCGTCCACCGCGTATGCAACCGGCGTCAGGCCACCCGTCGAAGCCGCATCCGCCAATCCACCCGCCACTGTCCCCGAAAGATAGTAGCGTGCTCCAGGCGTCAACGCGGCCCCATAGTTGAAATTCATGTCGAAGTAGCAACCGCACGCCTCATTGACAGAAGCCGCTTGGGGCGCGAAGCCGACGACTTTTGCCGCCGCATTGTTGGCCGCTCCGGTCGCCTTCCACAGTTTGCCATCCGATTTGATATAGAGGGCATCGCCTGCCGCGATAGCCTCACCCGCCTTCAGACCGGGCAGGCGACAGTTAGGCGGAGGCTCAACCGAACACGGCGAAGGTGTTCCGCTCTTAGACAATTCAGCCATAAGTTAAACTCCTGTGAGTTAATATTCGTGTCAGAGTGCAGTGTATTCGCCACTCTTACGCAGTTCATCCACACGTTTGGCGATGGACTGCTTGGTATTGAGTCGGGGATGCTCACCACCCTCCGCATTGGGAGCAGCAGGCGGTTTGAGATCCTTTGCGACTTCTGCGGCATCGGCATCAAGCTCTGCGGCAGTGGTTCCTTTTAGGCGATCAATCCAACTTGCGGGCAGTTTGTGCTTATTGACCGCCTCGGCGCGCAGGAGGCGCATGTCACGCTCTGCCAACTGCTTCTCTGCCTCTTCTGCGCGGGTCTTAAATTCGGCCAACTGAGCGTCTTTCCGCTCCTGGTCGGTCATTTTCTCTTGTTCCAGAGCGCGAGTTTTCGCTTGCTCTTCGCGCAACTTCGTCCGGGCTTCTGCCGCCTCTTGACGCAACTGCTTGACGTGCTCCTCTGGGAACATCTTGGGCGGTTCTGCCGCAGGGGTCGGGGGCGTGGTGCCCGCCTGGGGCGTAGTTCCGGGTTCGGTCGCCGGGACCGTCGCAGGAGTGGTATCAGACATTGGGTAATGATCCTCTGCGGGCATCAGCCACGCAACAAAAAAAGCGGCCCCTCGGAGGTCGCTAGGTGGTGGAATGAAAGGTTATTCGTAATACTGTGCAGAATCCGCCTTTATGCTTATTCCGGCATTTCGTTCAGAACGACCTGCTGTTTCAAAAGCGAGACCGTATTTTGGAATGCCTTCTCCAGCAGTTCAGGTGGCAGGTTAAGTGGATACACACTCCCGCTACGCGCCATCCCTGCCATAACGCAATCGGCTATGAAGTCCAGCACGTCAATGAGGTTCACGTTCTGTGGAATGCCGTCTTCTTGCAGTAGATGGTGCCGGTTCAACTTACGGTGGCGATCCCACCAGCCAGTTTGCACGAATCCAGTTACAAAGTCAGCATGGAACCCATCAATGTCTGTAATCTTGTCTGTGTCATGGTTCTGCGCAGACTTACCTACCTGAGCCATAAAGAAGTCGAGTGCTTGGCGCACGTCGGAAATATGTTGCACGGAACTCGCCTGAAGCGTCTCCTTGCTGACGTTGGCGAAATCGCAGGTTCGCGTGTCTGCCGTTTCGCTCTTCCTTATGTAAATCAATGTACCAGCCGCCTTTCTGTACTTAGCCCTGGTTTATTAGTTCAACACGGTATTACGAACAGCCGAATGAAATTGGGTGTTTTTGGCGACTAGGCAGCCTGCTGGGTAGACTTGGTGCCCTGCTGGTTATCAGCACTACCCTGCACAACTACGGGCCGCTTCGCAGACTCTAAGCGCAATTGTCGCGCTTCCTGCTCGGCGTCTTCTTGGGCTTTGCGCTCCATGTACTCGCTGACCTCGTCTTCTTCCCAACCTTCGCGCTTTAGATAGAGATCAATGGGGCAGCCTGCTGTTACCGCCGCCTGTGCCGCCTGCCAGAACGCAAGGTTATCTTTGGCAATCTGCGCTTTGTCTGGTCGGCGTGGATCTCCGAATATCGCCGCTATGTTGGCGTCTTCGTTCAGATTCGCTTTCTGGTAGACGTTCGCGATCTCGGTTGCCCGATGCGCTACCGTCTGCCATGCGGCAGTAAACTTCTTGATCTGTCGCTGACACTTGCCTACCAGGGGCATCTCAGCGCGACCCAGGGCTTCACCAGAGGGCCAATCGCCTCCCGTGATGCTGTGAAGGGGTGTGCGGGTCATGCGTGAAACCGCCCGCATCTTCTCATTGTAAACCGCAATGAGTTGCGACATATCACCAGAAGGGAGGACGCCGAACCGCGCTTCATTTGTCTCGCTACGGAGTATCTTTCCCGGCCCTATTTCTAATAGTGTCGGGTTGCCATCTTCGTCTCGAACATCACCCATGCCGGTCGCCGTCAGCATCTGGAATGCCGTCAGACGTGCCGCCGCGCTGATGTCGTACTGCAGGTCATTGATCTGGTCTTGAAAACCAATCACACCGCCTGCAAGCTCCGACACGCCATAATTGGCTGGGCCGCGCCCACTGTTGGCAAAATGAATGATAGGGATATGAAGGGGCGAACCGTCTGCTTTCTCCCACGGCTGTATATAGTGCGATTCGCCTGGAAGAGGATACGGCGAGAACGTCAGGCCGCCCAATGCACCACCACCGCCCTCCGACACATACCGCTCTAGGCGATCCTCGTACCAGACAATACGCCGTGTCATCACCATGCCATCGATCAGGGCCTGCCAGTCCTTTACGGCATACAGAGGCTCCCCCTGCGCATCGTAGGCGATGAAGACACCGCTTTGCCCGTTCCACCAGGGTTCCCGGTGGATACAGACGCGCTCATACTCTTCCGAGTAGGAAAGCGAGACAGCGTAGTTCCCATCACGAAGCGCCGCATAGTGCGTCTCGCCGCTCTCATCGTCCAGGTTGACCCGCGTCCACCAGTCGTCGAGCCATTCCTGAACGGCAGTGTCTTCGACTTGGAACCGGAGCAACTCCAGCCGGTCTGCGTCTTCGGCTATGATCTGGTGGCACACGTTGTCGGCAAAGTCGTTGCCCAAGAGCGCCTCAAGCAGCAACTCCTGCTCTGGCGTGAGGGTTCGCAACTGCGCGCCCAACGCGTACTCCCGATAGGTCTGGATCTTTTTCGCCTGCGTGCGCTCAAAGAACGTGCTACGGTCTATCTCTATCGCTTCGTGATCTGTTTCGATTTTCGCCATAGAGATTAGTATTCCGACTGCCGCCGCTGCTGCTTCGCCTTTGCGCTTCCGTAGGTGCTGACCGTGACTGTCTTGCTGCCACTCAGTTTATCGACATAGGCCACTGCGTACCGCATCGTATCCATGCCGTGGTCGTACTCTTTTACCGGCTCTTCCTTGTTGGGTTTACCGTCAGCACCCTTTGCCCAGAGGTAGACCTCGAACTCCTGCTCGGTACAGGTTGGCTTCTTCTTATCAAGCAGTTCCTGATCGGGTTCGACCAATGCTCCCTCAAGCAAAAAAATACGGGCTTTATTGTCGCCGGCAACCTTGAGCCTCTGTTGTACGGCCTGTATTCCGGGTGAAACTGACTTCCATGCCGCCACGGTCTGGATACCTGCGGCTTTCATCGTCGCGCGGTCCTCTGCATCATGGTCGGCTATCGTGGCTTCATAGTGCTCATTCCCAGACAGAGCGATAATCTGCTTGGTGAGGTCCGCAACGAGCCGCTGTGTCTGGTATATCTCCCTGTAGAGATACATCCGGCCATCGGGATCAATAGCCCACCACTGACAGCAGAAAGGGTTCGTGTACCCGAAGTCAATAGACCGGATGCGCCGCCACTCTCGCGGTATCTCGAATGGCCGTCGCTTGATATGCAGTGCACGGTCAAACGCTTCGTAAACAGCGCCTTCCGCCTGTACCCACTTGCCGAGCCGCAAACGCTGATAACGTGAACCGGTCAGGCTGTCCAGAATGGCAAGCGACCGCACTCCCTGCGGGGTGATGTTCCCGGCCTCATCGAACAGCGTAGGATTGTCTTCGTGCCTGCTCTCCAGCAAGCGCAAGCCTTGCCGCGTCTTGATCCAGTGTGACGGCGGCCCAGGGTTGGCATCTCCAAACATACGCGTGTAGGGCATCACCGCGCCGCGCCCTGTACAGCGCGTCGTCAGCGTCTCCCAGTCCTCAAGAGTGAATTCCTCTGCCTGATTGACATAGAAGAAATCGCGCTCAGAAGACAACGCCTTGCCGGGATTGTCCAGGCCGATCACCCAGAGGCGCGAACCGTTCGGGTACTGGAACCACTCCGGCTTTTCGCCCCCATAGGCTTTAATTGGGCTGTCGGGGCCGATCACACGAATAAAGGTTTTTATCGCACTTCCGACAAGGGAGGAATAGGTCTTGCGGGCCATAACTCCCTGTGCGCCAGGATACTTCCACAACAGAGCGTCGATGTAGTTACAACAGCCCCAGGTCTTGCCGGTTTCGGCTGGGCCTGACACAATGGCTTCAAAGTCGCGAGTCTGCCACAACTCCTTAACAGCACCGCGAGGGCAAAAACCTCCGGTCTCTCCCTCGCGCAGTTCTGCTATCTGGTATCGTGCTGTCTGAACCATCTACAAGTCTTCCATCTTGACCCCGCTGATAATCTTCACAAACAAAGGCTTGTCGGGGTTGCCCGTGATTTCTTGGCTATCTCCCCAATCAGTCTTGCGTCGGCGTTTTAGCCATGATTCTGCGGCGCGCCAATCGAACTCTTCAGCAGTATATTCAGTTTCCGTTACTTCTTCTAAAGCCACCGGCTCTTCGACCGTCGTGCCGTCGGGGTGTTTGATCTTGCGAGTCTTAAAAATCGTTTTGACTGTTCGGCTTTTGTGGCCCGACTGAAAGCCGCCCGCAGCTTTTTTCATTACTTCGGAATACTCAGCCTCACACTGAGCTTCTGCCTGCGTAACAGCATTGCAAAACTCTGCAAAACTCTTCAACCAACGAGTGAAAGTAGAATAATCAATGCCAACACATTCAGCCGAAGCAGCACGCGAAACGCCTTGACTCAAAGCCCTTACGATAGCCGCAGCCTTTTCATCGCTATATTTAGTAGGTCTTGGCATATTTGCACTCACAAATCAGAAGCCCGCAGGGAGCGGGGCGAGTACGCTCAACCTGCGGGCGCGTGCTGACGTGGAGGGGTCGGCACAGGGTGGGTAAGTTGTTCTGTGCGGGTCAGATTTGCACTGACCGGGTGGTACCTTCCCACCGAGGTTTTCCCTCGGCATACCCCCGTAGGACGCCAACGCTGATGTACCTACCACCGTCGAAGCCGCTGTGTATCGCGAACACACCGCCGCACAAGGTTAAAAGTTGTCAGTAGTCCAGAATCACCGAATGGCTACGGCCCGCACTGGATGCTCCGCCAGAGTAGAGCGGGGTCGTCAACCTATGGCAGACGACTGGCGGATCGTAAGGTGATCCCCTGCGTGTCCTATCCACGCCGCTACTGATCGAAAGCAAAAGCCCCCAGCGGTTAGGCGGAGGGCTTCACAGAAAGGGAAGGGGACTTAGTTCGTCTCTCACGACTACAGGAATTTCGCCTGCATGTAGCCGGTCTCAGTTAAGCCCGGCATTCCGTCCCCACATTTTCAGCAGAGGACACGTAGTCCTCTCACCAGTAAGTATAGCCGGTTTTCTCATGGGATGCAATAGGTTTTATAAGCGCAATTAATTATTTTTCAGAGATTTATCAGATTCAGGCCGCCTCTCGCTCCTCAATCTCCCGCAATTTGCCTTCCACCCTGCGGGAGAGGATGCGCCCCAGTTTGTTCAACTCGCGCCCTAGAGCCTGCTGGGCAGTAACATCTTCCTTTGCCATCGCGGTATCACCCCGCTCTGCAATGTAGGTGAACCGCTCTTCGATCAGGTGCGAGGGGGTGAAGTCCAGAGTCACGACCGGAGTCGCGTTCGCAATGATCTGGGCTTCTGCCGCGTCGTAAGCGTCATTCAGTCGCTTTAGGATCGATTTGCACTGTGACGCTTTGACCTGCGGCGAGATCCTGGCGCAAAGTTGCTCTACCGTGTAGGGCGGCTCATCTCCCTGCCCCCAATGGGATAGAACGAACATCTGATAATCACGCCCGGTGAACAACTTCCGCGCCAATTCCCGGCTCTGGAGTTCACAGAGGGTCGGCTTGCGCTTGCGTGGCCTCCCACCGGTTCGTAGTCGCATATTCTCATTGTCTGCCATCTTGCGCTATCCTTTCGTGTTCGCCCTATTTGATCATCTGAGAGAAAAAGCCATGTTGACGTAGATGATCCTCGCCTGACTGCTGGTCTGGCATCCAGTGTCCACAGAGGCAAGTAACACCGCTGTAGGGGTCCATTTCGTCCCAGTTGAACCCATGCGCCTTGTATTCCAACGTCGGGAGCATTTCAGTCAGATTGATCAAAAGAGCATCTTGATCCGCCTGTGAAAGTTGCCCACACCAATGGTAGAATCCGGGGTATCTTCGGAAAACATTAAGCACCTTTTGCGCTTCATGCTCGGCCATGCTCATATCACACTTTTCCATCACGCTGCCTCCTTCACCTTCGCCCTATGCCTCTTCGGTGTCGCCCGTATCTGCCTCATCCGTCTGGAAGAGGATCTGCGTAACCCCATCATCTCCGCCCATAGTCCAATGTAGCACGCTCGAACGCTCACAAAGCGCCGCTGCTTCGAGGAACCTTTGCCGAAACGCGTCTCCCCGGTCGCTCTCTTCCCACCCCTCTTTGCTCCCATCCGGGCCTAAGAGCCACGTCTGGCATTGACCGTTGACCATCAGGAGCGAAGGGCCGGAAATGGTCTTACCGAAAACCGGATCTTGCTGCAGTGCTTCCATCGCCTGAATCGCTTCCCGAAACCCCTTCCCCCATTCAGGCAGATGCGCGACGACGAACTGATTGAAAATGTATCCCACACCGCGCCTCCCTATTTGATCGGCTTCAGAGTAGCCTCATAAGCCTCCACACGTTTACGCCATTCCTCTTTTAACAGCGTAAGCGTTCCAAGAGCCACGGCAGTATATTCTGGGTCATCGCCAGGATTAACTACCATTGCCTCCATAAACATCTCCATAAACTTCAAGGCTTCCTTATGCCCGAATAGGCGCGCATGTTCGTACACAGTCAAGTCAGGTTTGTCCACCGTCGCACCTCCTATCTCCACTCCGCGCACCCATTTTGATGAGGACCAGCGTGCCCCTTTTGAAGCCTGCAAGACTTCGCGGGCAAATACCGAGAGGGAAGGATCGTGTCACCACATACCTCTGTGATGGCTGAACCGTCTGGATTCCGATCAGGAGCCGTACAGCCTCCCTTTGCCTCTGGAGAGCCCAATTTGACGCCACAAGCAGAGCAGACGCCGTTATCCCAATACCACTGATGTTCTTTCATCGGTTCGCCTCCTATGGCCTGTAAGGCTTCTGTGTCGCCCTGAAAGCCGCGTACTCCGCATTGATCGGCGCTTGCTCCTCAGGGCTTCGGTAGCACCGCTTATCAGGCCCGTACGACACTCTGCCGCAGGTCTTGCATCGGAACATCTGCTTTCCAGACCCGGAGGCTTCTTCCGGCCAGGGGAGCGCCTCCCACTCACCGCTATGGTGTGGTTCCTGTGCGGCTAACTCCATCAGGAATTCACGAATTGGCATCGTTCTCCCCTTCCCGCTCCCGCACAACCCGATACAGCGCCCGGAGCGCCTCGTCGGGAGTTGAGCCGTATCCCTTGCAGTGTGTCCGCACACATTTGGCAACGAACTCTCCAGGCTCCTCATTGAACGCGATACAAAGCCACTTCATGAAATCATTGTTCAGTCTGTGGAAGCACCGCGTCATCTCCTCCACCGTCGGCGCGTCAGGCGGCAGCTCTTCCTTCGCCCGTTGGTAGCCGCGCTCCTCTGCCTGCCGGATAGCAATAGCGGCTGTCTCTACATTCTGCCGCCACGACCTGCCCAAGTTTCCACGCAGGACGCCTTCCGCGATCTCCTCCGGTGTCAACTGCTCATCACTCATGGCCTGCCTCACTGTTCTGTGTATCCCGTATCATGCGGCGCAGATAGTACTCAAACTGCTCCTTGTCTTCCCGGTACTTTTGCTCTGCCTCAGCCCGATCATGCTCCTCCTGAATGCGCCGCATCTCCCCCACACGAAATACCTTATCGATGCTAATACACACCATAATGCCGAACGTGACGCCGCCGAAGAACACGGCAAGATAGGTCATCATCTTTGGCGCTCCTGTTCTTTCTTCCGCCGGTATTCCCTCAGAGCCTGCAACGCATCCGCGCTCATGTTCCAAGCCGCATCTTCCCCGCTCTTTACCCAGAAGTCCAAAGCATTCGCCATCTGGTCAACGAGCGCGCGGGGCAAGGTCTCCATCGGAGTATGATCCTGACGGACGTAGGTAGGTGTTTTACTCAGATCCATCAGGTTGCTTCCTCACCTGACAGCGCGTTCCAATGTGCCACAGCGTCGTAAGTGCCTGCAAGAGAAATGTGCTCATCGAAATCCTCTGTGAAGTACACTTTCCCCTGTTTAATCTTCTCGTCCATAGTTTCGCTCTCCTCTTCCGCGCCTTCCTCAAAAGTCGGCACCCTCAGCCCCTCGGCGCGCAACAGTGCCTCCACCAGCGCCACCTGCCCGCAGTCCTCCCCGTTGCAGACCCCGATTGCCTCCCGCGCCACTTCCTCCCAGGGCGTCTCAGGATCAGCACAGGTCTGTTCGTATGCCCAACGCTTCCCGGCCTCGATCAGCACCGCGTGCTCCCGCTCCAGAGCCTCACAGCGCAACTCCCAGTACTCCTGGTCGGATACGGCTCTGCTCATGCGCCACGCTCCTTTTCTGCCAGCAGGGAGAGGGCGGCGCGGGCCTTTGCTCCAGGTGCAGGCTCTCCCTCAGCCAGCGTCACCTCATCGTCGGTATCATCCCATATCGGCTTCAGAGGCTCGCACAATGCGCGCACGTAGCTCTGAGGCGCACCGTAGAACTCCAGCGCCTCCCGCATGGCCTGGAACGTCGCGACGGGGAGGGTGACGGTCTGCATTGTGTCTCTGATGGGCGCAGCAACGAACGGAAGCGGCTTGCCCCCACAAATACACTCCCCCGGAACGTTCCCCCGCTTCTGGAGCGCATCAGACACCAATGCAGGGCAAAATATCGAATGGGTTATGTTCTCTGTCTCTCCGCTCATCGCTGATCCTCGTACTGCTTCGGCGCAGAGAACTCCCAATAGATGCCACTGGAGTCGCGTGGATCTTGGCCGCCCTGCCATCTGTCGGCCTCAGTGACGTTCCAAGCCTGCCGGAAGTGCCTCAGAACGATTCCGTAAACGGCGCTCCTTTCCGGTTCGAGTATGCCAATTCGCTTTTTAGATCCAAACGCCAGATTCTTCAGTTGGCTGTTGATAGTCTCCACTAGCCTGCCTGCCCTGGCTTGCTCACTCATGTCCAACTTGTAAGCCTGCTCCGGTTTCACCACCGGCGGCAACTGAATGTCAAACGCTTCCGTCTTCATGCTCTCACCTTCCTATCTAAGCGGGAACTGGGTTAAACCCAAACTTCGGCAAATCCCTCATAAGGGCTAGTTTCTCATGTGTCGCGTAGGGGTAAAAGGTAGCAACAGCCTTTTCATCCTCCCACTCGGAAAGGCTGAAAAGATAGGTTCTATCGCCGTCCCAATCCTCTGCCTTCAACAGCAGAGGATTGGGGAATGCCGTTGCATACCGCTTCTCCCAAATCTGGATTTCGGGTTCTGTCTCAGCCCCTCGAAAAAGGTGTATCTCAATTCGGAAAGTAATCTCTCTGTGTGCGCTCATGCTCTCACCTCCCTGCTCTGTCTTGGAGTGGATGCGGCTTTGGAAAGAAGGGGTTTCAAGGCAGGAGCATCCACACTCCTCCAAAGCCTGCATTTCCTACCTTGTGCCCTTATGCCGCTTTCGGCTCTTTACGCGCTTCCTGATACTGACTGAGTACCTTCGCGCAAGCCTCTTCCAAAGTCTGCCCATTGGCGCTGTAGACCTGTTCAGGATGCTCGGAAGAGAAGTTGCCTGCCGGAATGCGGAACTCCACAAAGAACCGATGCTCCCATGTCTCAGTAGACCTTCCTGACCAGCCTTCGAAGGCTCCCTGCATGGTGATCTTTAGAAGGTCTTGCTTGCCGGAATACATTCCCTGCCGGAACGCTATCTGCATCAGTTCCTTCATGGCATCGAACGCATAGGGCTGATACCCTCCACGCTTTGCCTTGTAGCCATCCAGTAACAGCCGGATCGCGCCCCGCTGCTCTTCCGTCAAGGCAGCCATATTGGCGAGTGCCCATGCAAGATATTCTTTCGGAACGTTGGTGATCGCCTGCCCTTTGTACTTCCCGAACGGAAACTTCAGTATGTCCGACATCAGATTACCTCCTAACTTAACACTGTTAATTGTCTTTACACCACTCAGAGAATAAATACCTAATGGGTCTAATGAGGACTTCTGCTTTTTTCTGCATTCCCTAGGGTGGGCAGCAGAGAGGCAGTGCGTCACGACAGGCCAGACGGTACCAAAACTCCCGTTTTCACGAGTTAACAGCTTGCCCTATGTGGGTTTGCCGTGCAGTTGGAGAAAGCTCCCGCCCGACGTGGTTCCCGTTACCACGCCCGAAGTCCTCAGAAGGCTCCTGTCGATTATCGGCCATTGCGCCCAGGCCGACCCGGTACGTATTGAAATGCCGTGGGCGGGACTCGAACCCGCGTTGCTCAGTAAACTACCGAGTGTCCTGACCACTAGACGACCACAGTGCCAGTCTCTCCCGGCTGTCTCTCTCAAAGCCTAAGCCTTGCGGTCGTCGATGAGATCCGCAACGGTGCAGATCATCCTGCCCTGTTCCAAGTCCAAGACCTCCATGCTCGGATAGTCTATCGCCGCCATATATCTACCGGGCTGGGTAGAACCACCATCAGAAGGCGCGCCTTCAACCTCCATAGAAAAGAACACCTCAGACCTTTTAGGAATATCTAGCCAAGCCATCTCTCTTATCTCTCCTCCCGCGAGCCCTGCGCGGCCTCTGGTTCAGCTTTGGCGATAGCGGCGCGGCAGAGAGTACATCTCTCGCAGTTGCAGTCATCACAGCCATTCAGTGCGACCTTCAGAGCGTACAGTAGATCAGGGGCGGCCACCATCAGCAGAGCGTTCGCCTTTATTTCCTCATCGGTACGACCCCGGACACCGCCATCATCGCATCCTGAATTTGCCTCTGCTCGTGAACCGAACATTACGATTGACACGCTATCAGACCCATCGGGACCACCGTCTATTCCGGGCAGGTCGTCGCTATCAAAACTGACTAGTCTCCACGGCCCCGGCGTATGTTTACTCATTCGCGTTTCCCCCTATTTCAGATACTATCAGTATACCACGTTTGACTACTTTTGACTACATAGTGAAATATTCAACACTGCGTCAAAGCGTGTCAGAAGTGGTCAAGAAGAACGGTTTGCGTGTATAATTACCGCATGACTACACCCAACGACAACCGAATCCGCGTCACCGTCCGGGTCTTGCCCGAAACGTACGAACTCCTGAAGCAGATCGCTGCAGAGCAGTCCCGCACGGTCAATTTCCAGGTCGAACACTACATCAAGCAGGGCGTCAAGGCCGACACTGAGAAGGCTCAACCACAGGAGCAACGCCGCCGTCCTCAGCAGCAGTAGCCTCACGCCCCAACGCCTCCAGTTCGGCCAGGCGCTCCCGCTTCGCCACCAGCCGGGCCTCGGCCTCTGCGGTCAGGTGGGCCAGTTCCGCCAGCCGCGCCTCCCCGATCCTGACGGCAATGCGGGCATCTCGCAGGCGGGCGGTGAGGGTCATGCGGCCTCCTGCTGTTGGTAAGATTTCGCCTCACGCTCTGCCTTCATGCGCTCCGCTCGATAGGCGATCCTGAGCGATGTCAGCTTGCCTTTCGCCTCCGCAAGCGTCATGCGCCGGATCTGCTCATTGCTCACGCCGCCCTGGTTAAGAATCCACCTGTCGAGAGGCTTCAAAGCGTGGAACGTGGCCGCTCGGTCTGCCGCGTCGGAGTGTTCCGCGATACGCCGGTTCGTCAGCACCGCGATCCGCTCCAGAAAGGGCGTTAAGGCTTCGTGTTTGTCCTTATCGAACCGGTACGCCTTATTGAACACATCGCTGCCGTCCGGCCCGGTGACGTAGACCGACCACCAGCCTCCCTCCAACTCCTGCAAATTGTTCGCGTAACCGGGTGTCCCTTTGGAGAGTGCATAACCGGTTTCAGTCGCCTTCCATACCTGCGCTGCTCTCTCTTGGGTGCGGATCTCTGACGTAGGCTCTCCCAGAGTAACGGTCGCCTTTCCAAAGCCCACCACCAGAGGAGCGATCACCTGCTCACGCTTCTTCCGCTCTACCTCTTCCGCTTCGCGCTGCTTCTCTTTCTCCTCCGCAAGCAACCGGCGCGCCTCCGTCAAATCCACGTCTTCAGCGGCTATATGGGCCGGCAGATCCAGCAGGTCAGGCAACTGCATCGGGTTGTGCTTGCCGCTGATGTCCTGGCACTCCAGCACCGTACAGAAAGGCTTATCGCTTGTCTCTATTGCCCAGCGCCGCTCCTCGGCGGTCTCCAGTCCGTCCACCAGCCCGGAAAGCGGCCTGCCGCCTCTCCCGATGCACTGGGTATAGAGCGACCATATATTCGTAGGCCGCGCCATGATGATACAGGAGCAGGCCGGAACGTCTACGCCCTCCGTCAGCGTCCCATAGTTCACCACCACCGGGAAGCGGCGCGCATTGAACTCTGCCAGGACGCGGAACCGCTCGCTGCTCTCTGTCGTCACCAGCGCCTTATGCGCAGGATCTTCAGGCTCTTTCGAGACGATGCACTCTGCATGGATTCCCGCCTGCCGCCACAACTCGGTTGAGTGTACGGCGTGTTCGACAGAGGCGCAGAACATAACCGTTTGCTGCCCCGGCGTCTCCTGCATCCATGCGTTGATAAGCAGGTTGGTGCGCTCTGCGTTGTCGATCTGATTGGCGAGATCCTTTTCCGCGAGGTCGCCGCGCTTGTCCAATTTCACCCGGCTGATGTCCGTATTCGTCTGCACCGGCTGCCACCGGAACGGCACGATCCAGCCGTCCCGCTGTGCCTGCTTCAGGCCGTAGGCGAAAACGTGTTTCTCAAAGATTGCCTCTGCCACATCCGCCGCCGTTGGTACGCCGTTGCGCTCGATCAGAGCAGGCGAACCGTCTACGTTGAACGCGTGAAGCGCCTGCCGGTCGCCGCGTTTGGGAGTGGCCGTCACTCCGATGTGGAACGCCTCCGGATAAACCGATTTGATTCCCTTGTGCGTATCGCTTCCACACCTGTGCGCCTCATCGTAGATCACCACGTCAGGCCGGAACCAGTAAAGACGAGACGGGTTCTTGATCGTCATCAGTGAGCCGACCACCACGCGGCAGGAGTGCGGTGCCACAGCGACATTGATCTCTGGCGCAATGTCGAACTCATCCAGCCCACAATGGCGCTGGAGGCTCCTGAGCGCCTGTCCTATGAGTTCCTGCGTGTGCGCCACAAACAGCACGCGTTTGCCGTGTAAGAGCGCATAGCGGGTCAACTCTGCAGCTACCGTGGTTTTCCCGGTCCCGGTCGCTTGCGTCACCAGTACGGATTTCCATCCCTGCGCCTGTGCCTCCACGACGGAGCAGAACGCCTGCTCCTGGTAGTACCGAAGCGTCTGCGTCATGCCACCACCTCCGCGAAGAGATCCTGCTGAGGCATAAAGCAGTCGAGGAGCAACTGCGGCTTCAGCACCACAGGCACAGGCTCACCGTCTGCGACTTTGCAGATCGACTCCGACAAGTCCAACCCGTCCAACTCATTTCCGAGCGATACCCAGTTCTCCCGATAACGGCGCGCAAACAACTCGATATAGGGGCCGTCGTAGAGTTCCGCGAAGGTGTAAACGTCATCCGGCTTCGCGCTATGTGCGCCCTGTTTGGCGAGGATGATACCGGGTTGCCTCTCGAATGGTTCCGGCGCGCGAGGGTTGCCCTTTGTGCCGATCATGATGTACTCAGAGCAGGCGCGGGCATGGTAGCCGCAACCGATACGCGGAAGGCTGTCCTTTGATAGTTTCAGCCAGGGAACACCGGTTTTATACTCGAAGCCCCAAGCCTCCATTAAGGCAAGTCCTTCTGCCATTTTCGGCCACGTACACCACATCAGCAGAACGCAGTCGTTAGCCGCAACGCACGCGACAGGTAGAATCTCCATCGATGCCGCCTCTGTGCAATCGTAGTGCGCATCAGGCGAACGCTTCCGTCCCATCGCGCCATACGTCCAGTACATCCAAGCCGGATCTGCAAGGATAACGCCGAATTTACTCATCGCTTCACCCCGAAAACCTGCGTTTCTCCTTCACATCTTGCGGCTTCGATGCGTTCAAAAGGCACGAAAACATTCAAGTCCCAGCCCTGCGCGTCTATCGTGGAAATCACATACCCGCCGCGTTGTTCGTCACGAATCGCCCATGTAGCTTCATATTCTGGTATTGCGTCAGAATCCTCCGTTTCAACCTCAACAGCAGAATTGGCCTGTTCCTGGCTCTCAGGAGGCGCTACGAAGCGCGAAGGCTCATAACGCGGCAGAACAGCGGGGGGAGGACTATTCGACTCGTTATTCTTTTGTGCCACATGTGGCACAAAATCAACAGGCACGGCGGCAGGGAGTTCAGGAACAACAGGGGGAACGTAAATCGCAGTCGGCTTCGGCAGGAACTGCTTGACGATGTTCTGCACCTGGTCAAACTTGACTTTGCCCTTCGATGTCAGGGAGTGGTGGAGTATTGCCTCATAACGCTCTGCGACGACCCGCTGCGTCTCAGCTGAAAGAGGCCGCAGTTCCGCTGCTACGCGGTGGGAAGGAATCTGCAGCGTGATGGCGTTCCTGTCCACCTGCTCTACCAGTGTCTCCCCACTGATGCAGGCGAGGTTGAGCGCCACAGCGACTTGCTCGAACCAGTTGTACGCCGTTCTGCGCGGCACGCTCCGGTATTCGCAATACTCCTCGATGGACATATCGAGCGCCTTGTGCCCGCGAAGTCCGATGAACACGGTAAAGAGAATCGCGCTCAGGCTGTGCGTATTGGCGAACATCGCGTCAGCGACTTCGGCCTGCTCACGGTTCAGAAAGTACAGATCGTCGGTAAATACCTGATAGGGAATCAGTTCCTCGTTTGTGGTTTCGGTCGTCAATGTCATTCTCCTAAAGTCGCTTGCTCTCTACCAGTGCGCAGAAGTGCCTCTGCACGTAGCGCTTGACACTCTCTGCGTCGGTAAACATCTTCGCGGCCTCTACCGCCGCGTCTACGTTCTCTTTGCGCCTCTGCGCCTCTACAGCGCGCTTTGCCTGCTCCATGCGGATGTTTTGCATGTGAAGGGCATAGACGCCCTGCCAGTGCTCTTCCCACGACGGCAACTCTTCCAGGGGGCCGACAAAGGCGTCACGCTCTTGGATCTGCTGCAACGCCTCCTCGAAGGTAATCACAGCCCACCTCCTAGCGGGTCATGGCGGCCACGGTGCTGCCACCAGCGGTGATGATCGGGCGCGGGCTATCGCTGTTGAGCAGTGTCAGGTTCGGCGCGCCAAATTCCGTATAATCGTCTTCTTCCCAGGGATTAGGCTCTTGGGGCGGTGGGGCGCTGGCTTCCATCGCTGCATGGTGCGCCTCGATAGCAGCCGCCTCTTGTTCTATCTCTGGAGAAACAGGCTGTTCAACAGGAGGCGCAAGGGAAGCGATTGCAAGCCGCCAGAGTTCCGGGGGGCGGCGCGCCGCTGTCATATAGGTTTCTGCAGTCCATTTCGCCAGAGGTACATCGGAGACAAGCAGGGGGCGAATAGCGGAGAGCTTGCCCTGGTAGAGATATTCCCCGGCAACGGTTTTGAGTATGCCGACGGCCTCTTCTATGGTGGGAAGTGGTTCCGGGTCTTGCTCTGATTGCGCAGTGGTCGGAACAAACTCGGCTTCGATGGTGGTGAGGTCTTCGATGTCCTGGGTATAGAACTCAGAGGCGTTTACGGCTACCAGCGTGGTTCCGATTAGCGCGCGCTTCTGTGCCATTTTCTGAAACGTGTTCACCCCTTCGGCGGCATCAGGGTTCGCCATTTTGCCGACTTCCTGGTTTGTGATCTCAGGGTCATGTTTGGAAAACTTCGCCCCGCAACCGCCTTTTTTGTTGGCACAGTAGAAGCCCCCACCATATTCCTCTTTGCTCTTGGAGATAGCCGCCGCATCGCATCTAGGACAGCGGCGCTCGGTGTTGCGGTATCGGTATTTCGGTTCCCAGGAGTTGCAGGAGGCTTCTGTTTTTGCCATCAGTACGCCATCGCGGAAGAGAGAACAGGAGTAGACATAGTAGAAGAACGCTTCACCGCCGTGCGCTTCGCCTGTCCAGTCCTCCACGCATCTAACGAGGTCAAACACAGGCTGCAAGCCGAAGATCGTGCAGAGCTTTTCGGCCCCCGGCTTGTAGAGCGTGTTTTTGTTCGTGCCGGGAATCATGCCGTAGTCGAAGTCTTTCTGCATCAGTTCCGCGTTCTGGGAGACCTGCACCAGAATCGCACGGCGGGCAATCATGTTTGCAATAGACATAGCGGGCATAAACAGATCCGCCGCCCCCGCTCTTATGGTCAATGCTTCTGCGCTCATATCGTCTCTCCTGGTGAATTTAATCGCTTATCGGTCTCCACGACCGCCGCCCAAACCTCTTCCCACGTCCAGCATATATAACTGCCGCCCCGGTCGCAGAGGCGTTGCTGATCGTCACTGATCGGCGTCCCGCTGCCCTTCATTTCTACATCCAACCACACCCCCACCGGCCACGCCGCGCCCCTTATCTGCAGGTCGGGCGTCCCTGGTGTATTGCCCTGCCAGCCTGTCGCGACCGTGAATGTTCCGCACTGGCTGCACTTGACCCCGGCCCGGCTCTTGCCGACTTCCAGCACTTCATAACCGCGCCCTTGGAGCGCTGCCACGACCTGCGCCTGTAGATCCTTTTCTGCGACCTTCACCGTCACAACCTGCCGCCCTGGATCAAGCCCCGGCAGTTTCGGCTGCACGACGCGGTACTTCGCCACCGCCCGGACTGTCCCGTAGCTGCATCCCTCTGCCGGGCAGTACAGGACATCGGCGTACCGGCTGTCGGCCAGGAGTTCGGTATCACATTTTTTGCAGACCGGAACAGTCGGCACGCTTACCTCGAAATCTGTAAAAAGTCCCCGGCTGATGCGCACCGCCGGGGCAGTATTCTCTCGCTGGAGGCGTCGGCTCTTACTACCGCCCTCCTCACAAGGCTCAGGAAGCCCTCTGAGGAGGGGCAGGGCGCACCACAGCCCTGCGTGCCTTCAACAACGCGGCGTCATCCCGTTCACCGTCGGGCCGCCAATCTTGATGAACTCTTCGTCAGTAGCGTCGATCTTTCCATCATGGACCGCCTGCAATTTCGTAGGATCGCCTGGAACGGTCGGGTCAATGTCGTGAATGAAAACGAGGTTCAGGTGGTTGCGAACCATCTTCACTTGATCGGCATCAAGCCGTGTATGCCCGCTCAACTCGAAAAATCCCTGAAGCCAAAACGCGAAGTCTCTTGCTGTCATCGCCTCTCCCCTTTCAGAGCGGCTGGGCGCGGTTTGACGATCTGAACTGACGACGGCGGCAGGGTGAATTCCGCGCCCATGCGCCGCACCTCTTAGGCAGGCGTTTCGTCAGTCGCCGGAACCGAAGAACCATCGCCGGAATCGACGGGCGGCACGCTGGTGCCATCGGTAGGAGGGGCCGGGGTCGGGTCGGGCGTCGGGGTCTCCGGTTGCGGGTTCGCCTTCGCCAACTCCGCGAGGTTGAGGTTGTTGTCACCAGCCACCTTGTCCAACGCGGTGTTGAACTCCGCCAGAACGTTCGCGGCGGTGAGATCGGAGGCATCGACCTTCGCCTGCAACTCCGCGATTTTGGCCTCTCCTGCCGCGATGGCAGCCTCATCCTGCTCGTCGTCGCTCTTCGCCGCTGTGAGCTGCGCCTGTGTCTCTGCAAGCAGTGCATCCTTCGCCGCCAGTTGGTCAGTGAATGCCTTCGTGACCGCCGCGTAACTTACTGCCAGAGCCTGAATGCCGGCCAGTTCCTGCGCATCCTGTGCCGCGATGGCGTCGAGCTTTGCCTGTGTGGTTGCGTCCATCTGTTTTCCTTGTTCGAGTATTTCGTCGAGCTTCTGGAGCGTCCTGATAGCGCGCCCCTTCCGGCTCAACAATGCGTAATCTTCAACCATAGGGGAGTTCCCTTTACTATGCGTTTCGCGGTCTATCTCTCTTCTGTTTTGGGCGCGGTTCTGTCTTCCGCGCCCTGTACGGTTCTGCTGATTTACCCGATCGGGCTTTTACTTTTTGGTCAAATCCGCGCTCCTTTCGAGTGTGGTAGGGAATGCAGTCCCCTCCTCCGAACCGACCACCTTGCAGAGTTGATGTTGAAGCACAAAACGCATCTGGTCGGCTCGGAGCAAGGTCGGCAGTGGTGCCGCCGTCCCCGCTGGTGCGTCAGTATTCTTTCGATCCTAAAAAGCACGGTTCACCCTTCTCCGCGCACCACTCAGAGGCTAACTGCTCCTTAAGGAGTTCCCCGTCATCTCCATCGAAGAGCCTTAGAAGCCTGTCGTCAGGCAACTCCTTAAACTCATCAATCTCGTCGGCAGGCAGTTCGTAATGCTTCGCGTTCGCCTCAAGTGCCGCCTCTGCGCTCACATCGATCATCCAGTCCGTACCGTTCGAGTAAACATGCAGTGCCATCTATTCCGCTCCTTTCCGGCGCACTATCCGCGCCTTCCCCTCCGTGATGCCGACCGCTGTGTTGCGTCCGTTAAGATTCCGTCCGCTCGCCTGTTCAGGAGAAAGAGCACATTGTAGATCGGCATCACGCAGGGGAGATTAGGGCCGCGCCTCCCTCACCGCCACCGAAGCCCCCGTGTTGCCGCCCTGTGGGCGCTGGTGATGGCCATACCACCACGCTGCGAAAGCGATATAGGCGAAGGTGCTCCCGACGATCAGGAGCGCCAGTACAACGCTGTTCGTCAGCCTGTAGGCCCATCGCGACCGCGCGCCGCTCTGGATTAGGTCATGCAGGCCACGGGGCGGCAGGGCAGATCCAGCAGGCTTGGCCTCCTTGCCACGGCGCGACCACGAAAGCGGCAGTTCCGGCAGGGGGATGGGGGCGTCCTGGGTGTCGCTCTCCTGCCATGCGGGTTGGTTGCTCATTGGTCGAATTCTCCCTTCGCTTTAGGTACACATCGCCCGGTATGCTTGCCTGTCTCGGCCTTGCCTTTTCGGCCCCATTCGGCCCGCTCTGCTTTTCGCCCTGGCATATTGTCCACAGGAGCGTAACTGGCTGTCATGCCGTGATGCTCACGCATCCGCTGCACCGCCGCAGGGCCGACGACGCTGAATCTCTTGAGTGTCGTCTCCGCTTCTTCGAGCAGGCAGGCCAGGCAGAGGGATCGTCCTTCCGACGCGTGGATAGTGCGCCGCCCACATTTACAGCAAGAGAAAGTCTTCATAGCGCCTCCTGTTCTTGCCGAACCACATCCCATAGCGCTCTTATGTCCGACTGAACTAGAGAGCCTTCCAAGTGTTGCTCTGTCAGTTGCACAGCGTCACAGTTATCCTGTCCACTGACACCGGCCCATAAAGCGATTAGTAAATCATGCCGGGAAGCACAGCCCATAGAAATTACCGTCTCCCGCGCGTTGTGCTTGCAGGATGCAGATCCGTTCCAGCGTGCCCCATTCGGGCTGTCACCCTCTACTATGTATTTATTGCGCTCCAACGCGAACAACAGCAGGGATTCGTGTTGTGTCAAAGGTTTTGGGCTTCCGAGATCATGCGCCAATTTGCGCGAACCAATAAACTTTCGGTGCAGACGGTTTGTTTCAGCCTGCATAAGTTCCAGCGCCTCTTGCGTTCGCTTCTGCACAATTTCCCCAGCAAGGCGAATAACTTCATCGTCCGTCACAGCGTCTCCCCCTCCTCTCCGAACATGGCCACGCCAGGATTTCGGCTCATCTCTGAGAGCATGGTATCCACAAGGCGCTCGGCATCAAGGCGCTTGTAAATCAGATCTCCCGCCTCTGCGAAGGTCTCCCATGTGGGCTTCCTGAAGGCTTGCTGTGCGGCCCGCATCTCCCGTACAGCCTCCCGAAACGTCACCGCGTTATCCGCCGCCGCGAACAGCCGGGCGTCTGCCTCCACCATGCCCCGCGCCGCCTGCCGATCACCTTCCCACACCGACCAGCCGAATGTGGAGCCGTCGTTCTGCGATCTGAATCTGCTCATGCCGCCACCTCCTCAGCCTTAACGCGAAGATCCTTGCCGCAGAACGGGCAGAAACTTGCAAATAGGCTCGGCGTTTTTCGATTCCACTTGGTGTTGATTTTGTGAGTCGGAATCGCCATGACAGTGAAGAACTCGCCCTGCATCGTCATAGCCCTCGACAACGACAACTGCGCGTTATGCGGCTCAAGTTGAGTACCAATCGCCTCCCAGCACTCACAGGGAATTGTCTTGCTTGTCATGCCGCCACCGCCATTTCTTCCACCACACGCCCCACGGCCTCATAGCGCAGCGTAAACGTAATGGGCTCAGGATCGTCGCGGTCGTCCAGCGCCTGCTCTGCCTCAGCCTGCCGCAACCACGCCACCAACTCCGGGGGCGTCTCGCACATCGCCGTGCTGCCATCACCCCAGAACATCGAAACATTCAGGTCACTCACCGATACCTTGGCGAATTCACCCATCGTGCAGGCAATGACCGCCTCCACGACCGTTCGCACCGCGTACTGCCCCAGAAGCGACGCCGGGACGTGGAACGTTTTGCTGACTATCCTGCTCATCGGCTCTCCT